TTCCCAATTGACCATTATTATTATACCCCCATCCCCATACTTGACCTCTATTATTTATTCCCATTGTGTGATTGTTACCTGCAGCAATAATACAAAAAGTTTTTTTAGCGCCTAATATTGATACTGGTGTGCATTTATTTATTATTGAATTAATTCCTAATTTGCCATTATTATTATAACCCCAGCCCCATACTTGACCTTTATTATCTATTCCCATTACATTATTTCCATTATGTGCAGAAATATTGCAAAAAGTTTTTTTAGCGCCTAAAATTGACACGGGTGTGCATCTATTTATTCCTGTGTTGTCACCTAATTGACTAGCACCATTACTGCCCCAGCCCCAAACTAATCCATTTTTATCTATTACTATTGTATAATTTTGACCACTCATAATTTTACAAAACGTCTTTTTTATGCCTTGTATTGATATTGGAGTATATATATTAGTTTGATCTGAATTATTTCCTATTTGACCATATTGATTATTACCCCAACCCCAAACTAATCCATTTTTATCTATTCCTATTGTATGATAAGATCCGGATGATATATTGCAAAATGTTTTTTTAACACCTAATATTGATACTGGGGTACAAAAACAACTCAATGCAGTAATACCCAATAGACCTAATTGACCATATTGATTATACCCCCAACTCCATATATAACGATTATTATCTATTCCTATTGTAAAATTTTGACCAGCTGCAATATTGCAAAATGTTTTTTTATTACCTAATATTGATACTGGTGTACGTTTATCATCTCCTCCTTGAATAAGGTATACTTTATTTCCTAATTGACCATATTGATCACTTCCCCACCCCCATACTAATCCATTTTTATCTATTCCCATTGTATGAATATCCCCTCCAGTGATTTTACAAAAAGTCTTTTTAGTGCCTAAAATTGATACTGGTGTACATCTATTTATTGTACTATTATCTCCTAATTGACCATGATTATTGTACCCCCAACCCCACACTAATCCATTTTTATCTATTCCAATTGTATGAGAAATACCAGCTGCAATATTGCAAAATGTTTTTTTAGTACCTAATATTGATACTGGTGTACATTTACTAGTTAAACTATTATCTCCTAATTGACCAGAATAATTATTACCCCACCCCCATACTTGACCATTTTTATCTAATCCAGTTGTGTAAGATACACCGACACTAATATTACAAAATGTTTTTTTAGCACCTAATATTGATACTGGTGTACATCTGAATAATCTTGAATTATTTCCTATTTCACCTTTATTATTATAACCCCAGCCCCATATTTGACCATTTTTATCTATTCCAATTGTATGTGAGCCTCCAGTCGAAATATTACAGAAGGTTTTTTTTGCACCTAATATTGATACTGGCGAATATTTATCTATTACTGTATTATCTCCTAATTGTCCTCTATCATTATACCCCCAGCACCATACTTGGCCATTTTTATCTATTCCTCCAGCATTATTAGAACCTGCAAAAATTTTACAAAAAGTCTTATTTGTGCCTAATATTGATACTGGTGTTAATCTTGATGTTGTTGTATTATCTCCTAATTGTCCAAAAGTATTATAGCCCCAACCCCATACTGCACCATTATTATCATAAAAAGATTTTTGAGATCCAGCGGAAATTAAAAAAGGAAGAATAGGAGGAATAATATAATTAAAATTTGTATAATATCCCATTGAATCAAGCCAAGTTTTAGCAGATAACGCTGTTGGTAAATTAGTATGAAATGCTTTATTAACAATTGTTAAAAACGAATCATCAGTTTTACCACTAGAACGCCAGAAAGATGGATTAATAGACATTAATTTATATATATTTTTTATTATATATAAAAAATATAAACTCTATTAGGTATAGAAATTTATTTAAACTATGGCCAAGGTATAATTTGATGGGTAATTGAGTCCCGGGGAACAGCAATTATATAGCCTGGATCTTCGTCTGGACCCATCCACCAAGAAGCAGCATTTAAATTTGTTACACCAGTTAAAACTGCAATATATCCAACTTGTAATGTGCCTGGAATTGTTGTACCAGAATTAAATGTAAATGGTCTAGATGTAGTCATAAAAAAGAAATTATTTTTTTATAATATATATAAAAATATTTTTTTAATTCAAATAAATTTATTATCTTTGTGATGCCGATGTAGCTCAGTTGGATTAGAGCGCCACTATTTAAAGTGGAACATTGAAGTAAATAAATATACGTTGCAAAGGATATAAAATTTATGAATATGTAGAGGTTGAAACTAAAACATTGTGGATGATGCATAATAAGCAATGGAGTAAGAAAATACTGATGGGTCGTAGGTTCGAGTCCTACCATTGGTTCTAAAATGTAATCAATTTAAGAATGTTGTCAAAAGGCATCACAGCCTTGTAATTCAGTATAACAACGTGAATTTAGGTACCGCGCACTGAAATATACCTACACTCTTAATTGATTACATTTTTTGTTGTAAAAATAAATATATAAAATGATAATATTATGTTGGTTAATTTGGTTTAAATTAGGTATATTAGGTGCTATTATTTATAATTCTTTTATGAATTATGATAATAATATATTAAAATATATTTGGTGTACACTTGTTATACTTTGTGGTGGATTTGGATTTATCATATCCTGTTTATCATATATTATTCATCGAAATTTTAATTTATAAAATAAAAAACAATTCGTTAAAATTATCAACTTGATGATTTTATATATATATATAATATAAAAAATCATTTTTAATAAAAAAATATTATGAGACTTATTTGTATATCTGACACACATTCATTGCATATGGAAATGATATACAATGTAAATAGTTTACTTGATCCAAATCAAGATAATATTTTAATACACTCTGGTGATTTTACAAATATCGGAAAAGAACACGACGTTAGAGAATTTATATACTGGTTCAAAAATTTACAAGGTTTTTCTAATAAAATTTTCATTGCTGGAAACCACGATATTTCATTCGAATCAAAACCAAATTGGCTATATCAATATATTAACGAAGAAAATCTTTCTCAATGCAATTGTACTTATTTGGAAGATTCAGAATTTATAATTAAAACATCAGAATTTTCACAACCAATTAAATTTTATGGATCACCTTGGCAACCAAGATTTTTTGATTGGGCTTTCAATGTTGATAGGGATAAAATTCAAATTTATTGGGAAAAAATTCCAGAAGACGTACAGATTTTAATAACTCATGGTCCGCCATTTGGCGTGTTAGATAACGTGATTGGACAAAAAGCCTCGTTAGGTTGTGAAAGTTTACTTGATCATGTCAATAGAATTAAGCCAGTACTTCATATATTTGGCCATATTCATTCTGGTCATAATGTTATCGAAAAAAATGGCACAACATTTATTAATGCTTCTATTTGTACAGAAAAATATAAACCAATATATAAACCAATTATAATTGATCTTATTGAAAAAGATAACAAACTTATACCAAAAATAATAAGTTTTAGTGAATAATAAAAAATATATAGATGATATTATTGGATTACCTAATAATAATGTAATATATTGTTTATGTGATCCAATAACTGAACAAATAAGATATATAGGCAAAACAGTTAATCTATATGACAGAATTAAAAAACATTACAAAAACTCTGAATTAAAAAATAAAACACATAAAAACATGTGGATATTATCTTTGCTAAAAAATAATTTTAGAGCAAAGGTCTTGGTTTTAGAAGAATGTAATAATTTAGAACAATTGAATAATGCAGAAATAAAATGGATCAAGTTTTATAAAGAAATAGGTTCTGATTTAACAAATGGCACTAATGGTGGAACAGGTGGAAAAATGTCATTAGAATCTATAGAAAAAATGAGAAACAGTAAAAGAGGAAAAAAATTATCAGAAGAACATAAAAAACAAATTAGTGAAGGAAATAAAGGAAGACAATTTTCAGAAGAAACAAAACGAAAAATAGGAAATAGTAATAAAGGAAAAATAATATCAGAAGAAACTAAAATAAAATTATCAATATCACATATGGGTAAAGTTTCTTGTAATAAAGGAAAATCACTTTCTTCTGAAACAAAAATAAAAATGAGAGAATCCCGTTTTAGATTTTTAAATAATAAAAAAATAAATAAATAAAATGAGCACAAAAACAAAACAAGGAACAAGTTTATCGGTAACTATATTCCTAATATTTTTAATTTTAAAATTCTTTCTGTGCAATAGTATTAGCTTTAATATTTGGTGCAAAATAAAAATTAAAAGATTTAAAAATATTTGTTTGTTCAAAAATATATTTCTATCTTTGTATTTGTTAAACTTAAAAACAATTATTATGAGACGTATTGGTGATAAATTAGTAATTTTGGATGAAAATGGTAGTTATTTAGTTATTGGAACATTTAAAATGGGTTCGACTGGCGAATATATTGATTATTCTATTTAATTTATTTGATGTGAGTATTTTTATATGAAACGCAAGTTTGAACAAACTGTTATTGATGAAGTTGATGATTACATCATAGTTAAAAATATAGTTAAAAATTGTAACAACTTTAAGTATATTGAATTACATAAAGTTATAGATACTGAAGTTGATTATATAAATACTTTTGTAATTAGATATTACTTTAATGATAAATTAATAATTGGTGATGATATAAAAGATAAATTATATAAACCAAATATTTTATATCAATCTGATAATATTAATGATGCTATTAAAATGCTAGATAAAATACATAACGAAAAATTGTAAAATCATGGACAATACAACTAAATGGTATAATTCAAAATATGACTCTTATGGAAATTTGATTAATGAAATAAGAGATGAAATTAAGCCTGGAGACTTGGTTGAATATTGCTATGCATGTACTGATATAGTCACAAAGAAAAATATTAAAATAAAAATACAAGGTATTTGGGACGGTTCAAAAGTAAAATTTAATGATAAAAAAAAGACTGTTGTAAAATGTAAAGAATGGCTAACTCTAGTTAAATGAAAAACATTCTGAAAAAAATAATATGTGGTGCTGAAATTACAACAATTGACGGTTTGGTAGAATGTTGTTTAAATAAATATAATTCAAAACCTTATGAAATTATTGATCGTGAATTGATTAAGACTTTAATTGAAATGGATATAATTGAATTTGAAAGTGGAAATTTTGAAACTCATGAGCGACATTATAGACTAAATGATAAATTTGTATCCAGAGAAAATAATGTAAAAACTATTAAAATAGGTGCAATTTGGAAAGCAATATTAACAAATAATTGTCAATATATTTCTTTACCAAAGCACAGTATGCAAATGGAAATTCAAAATTCTTTTTCAGAATTAAAAAATCAATTATTAAGAAAAGAAAAATTAAAAAAAATTAATGAAAACTTGTGATGATTATTTAAAAGATAACGGTCTTAATATTTCTACTGGATTACTTTTTACCTGTAAAGATTATGATTTTATAATTAAAATAAATGATACAAGCATTATTATCAATAAAGGTAGATTCAATAGAGAAGAATTATTAACAAAAAAAGATATTATAAATAGAATTTATGATCTACTTCAACTTTATAAAAAAAATAATCTTAAAGATATGAATATAAAAGAAATAGAAAATAAAATCCTTAGAAAAGAAAAATTAAAAAAAATACAAGAATATGGGTGTAATGAGTTGTCATAGAAAATGTTGCGAAAATATAATGTGTGATACATATATTGACGGTATTGGTTATGTGTGTAATGATTGTCAAACAGAATTTAAAGATTATTTAACTTCAAATGGCATTATTCTTGAAACTGAAGGTACAATAAAGAGAGAATTAAAAAAATTTATGAAGTCTGAAAAAGATGAATATACTGAAGGTAAAAATATTAATGTTGATGCATTTTTTAAAGAATATAAAAAATATTAAAGTTGAATATGGACACACATTATATAGTTATACTATATAATGTGTATTTTGCATCATTATCATCAACATTGATAATGATGCAAAATATCGTGATAATAATAAATAAAAATGAATAACGCAGAACACATTTGTAATGAATTAGGATTAGATTATTCTAAAGTATTGAACATTTATCCATATGGATCAAAAATATATGGTACCGCAGATGAATTTTCTGATAGTGATTATATTATTATTTTTAAATCTTCGTTGCTTCCAAGCGGTGCATTTAGAGATAATGCTATATCATCAGATGATAGAGAAATTCAAGGTGTTTGTTACTCAAGATCAGGGTTTATTGATGCAATAAACAACTATGAAATTGGCGCATTAGAATGCATTTTCTTACCAGAAGATAAGATTATTCAAAAGAAAATGAATTTTGGAATCACAAAATATAATGATAAAGAACTATCAAAAAAAATTATACAAAAAGCATCAGCTAGTTGGCATTTTGCAAATTTAGCATATAAAGATGAAAATATGGAATCTTGTGCTAAAAATGTTTTTCATGCGCTAAGAATTTTAGATTTTGGTATTCAGATCAAAAAAAATAAAACAATTGTTGATTATTCTAGTATGAATGAAACAAAAAGCGAAATAATGAATAATTTTAATTATTTCAATCCATATGATTATTATAATTTATTCTTAAAATTAAGTGAAGAAATTAAAAAATGAAAAGTAATAAAGTTGGCCCATTTGTGTTAAAACATAAAGAAACTGGATTATATTTTACTCATGAAAATGACGTTGAAAATATTGAACATGCTGACAAATTTAAAATAACAACTTATGCTTATTTCTTTTTCGGTAAAAGGGTTTTAGAGTATAAGGACGTACCTTTTAATGAAGAAAAACTGAAAATTATAAGGAAAAATAAATTGAAAGAATTATGAAAGAATTATGTGATTGCGGGAAAGTTGCATCTTGGTGTTATCTTCCTGGATTTTCTGATGGGTCTCCTTATTTTTGTGATGACTGTGTGCATCGTGGATGTTCTTGTAATCATAGATATGTTAATGTCAATGCTTATCATCCGCCATTAGATGAGCCAGAACTACCAACTGAAGAAGATCACCCAATAAAATGGAAGATGGCTGGGATATTGAGTAACAATTTATATTATTTTCATAGAATAAAAAAACCTCAAGTTGAGGTTTTTTTATTTATTTTCTCTATTCTTACCAAGATGATATCCATCACAATATATGCATTTATATACTGAGAAATGTTTATTCATTTTTTTAGCCATACTTTCTGCAGCTTTATTTGCAGTCTCCTTAGTATTATACATCACCTTTAACTTACCATCTTCTCTCTGGTGACTTCTAATACTAAATAGTCCCATAGCGTTACCTGTAATAAAGAAGTTCTTAAAAGCTCTATTTAATGGTAATTGTTCTTTAAGAGCAAGATATAAATTTTTAAGTTTTATTTTCATTTTTCATTTTTAACAAAAATAATAAAAATATTTTATAATTCAAATTATTTCAAATTTATTATTTGTTTATATTAAATTTTTTTGTACTTTTGTCTCATCATTAAATGAATTTTAATTTTTTATAATTATGGAACTTAAATACGAACTTGATAAAGAAAGATTAAATTTACTCACGTCTAAAGTAAATAGAAGCAAGAATCAAGAGCAATTTCTTTTTAATTTAGTTAATGGCGATTTTGAAAAATTGCTACAACTTGAAATGCAATTATATAATTGCTTTTTTTTCTATTGTCCTGGTGATATCAATGATGTCGAAAAGATTATAAATATGGTTCCTAAAAAGAATTATTTAGTTCTTAAAAAGTCTGATTTTTAATAAAACAACTCAAAAATGAACGAACATATACTATGTGCAGCTATTTGGGTAAATGACCAAATTAAGCATAAACAACAGCCAATTAATATTGAAATTGGATTTGTTATTTGTGGTAGAAGGCATAATAATTGTTATCAAACTATTACAGATTTAAAAGGTGATTCAAATGAATATTTCAAAAGCATCAATATGTCTGATGATGAATATAGAAAGCATCAAGGCTTTATAACTTCATTAGATAGATTTGTTGGTAGACAAGAAGCCTGGGAAATTGCTAAAAAAAATAACCAAATTAAATTTGGTTTACTATCATCCGAAAATGATGAAGATTCAATTTTAATAAGTGAAAACTTATATATGGATTATGATGATTAAATTATTAAAATTTTAATATGAAACATTACGATAGTTTCGAAAATATAAAATATGACCAACTTTTGTTAGGCGAAGAAATCTGGGCATCAAATAAAATTGATGGTCAGAATTTTTGCGCTAAATATTCACCAAAGCAAAAAGAATTCACAATGTTTGGTTCTAAAACACAAAATGTGGATGAAACAAGTGAGCAGTTTGGTAAAGCAGTGCAATATTTCAAACTAAATATGACAGCAACAATCAAAAAAATTATAATAGATAATTCAAAAAAAGGTGGAGTATTTACTGGCATTGAAGAAATTACAATATTTTGTGAATGGTACGGTGAAAATACTTTTAGTGGATTTCATATTCCTGGTGAAGAATTAAAATTGTGCTTGATTGATATATTTCTTAAAAAGAAAGGTTACATTGAACCAAAAATATTTTATAAACTCTTTGATGGATACAGTAATATTGAAGTGCCAGAACTCATATATAGTGGCAAACTAACAAAAGATTTCATCAATTCTATTGTAAATAATGACTGGACTAAGCCAAATTGTTTATATCCTAATGTTAAAGAAGGTGTCGTTTGTAAACGTTCAACTTTAATGAAGGGTCAAAGAATGCCTAAAGCAAAAATAAAAACAGGATGGTGGTTAAATAAATTAACTGAACTTTATCCTGATAGATGGAAGGAATTAGAATAATGGAAATTATAAATATTATATTTGAATTAAAAAGTTTTAGTTGGGCTAATGGTCTATATATAATTGTCAGTTATGATGATGATGGTACTACATATAATTTATGTAAAATTAATGATGGAATACCAGAACTTTATGATGATGGTAGATTTATTATAAGTTGTACTGGCACAAAAAATCCAGGAATAACAAAAACAAATTTAATATATGATACTAAAAGAAAAATGGTAGTAGAAAATAAAAAATATAGAAGACTTGAAAAATTAATAAAAATAAAAGAAAAATATGAAAAATAAATGTTAGATTTGAAAGAACTCGAAATATTATTAGATAATGCTCTTGAAAAAGAAACTTTTGAAAGTTTGCTTGCTTGGTTGTTAAGTCAAAGAAAAACTGATGATAAGAAAAAAACTGACGAATGAATGAATAATTACAAAATTTATATATAAAAATATTATGGATAGAAAAATATTTATATATGGATTAAAAAATTTAGGCTCAGATGAATTTAGATATATTGGTAAAACTTGTCGTCCTTTGAATAGATTAAAAGAACATTTAAAAGAAAAAATAAGATTATTTTCATATCATAAACTTAATTGGATTCGTTTGTCACAAGAACAAAATATAGAAATTGTTTTTGAAATTATTGAAGAATGCACCATATATAATTGGGAAGAAAGGGAAATATATTGGATTAATTTTTATAAAGAAAATGGTCATAGATTAACTAATTTATTGATTGGTGGGCGTAGTCCACAAATGATTTTATATAAATTAACATATGATGAAGCAAAGATTATTTCAAGAAGTTTAAATATAAAAACAACATTAAATTGGAGATTATTATCAAAATATAAAAAAATGCCGAATGAATTACCAAAAAGACCAGATGAATATTATAAATATAGCGGATGGGTTAGTTGGTCAGATTGGTTAGGTACGGAAATTGTTTCAAATAAGAATAAAATATTTTTACAATATGAAGATGCTAAAAATTTTGTAAAAAAATTAAATTTAGGTAGTAATTTGGAATGGACTATATATTGTAATTCAGGCGAAAAACCAAATAACATACCTTCAGCACCAAATATTGAATATAAAAATATAGGATGGATAAATTGGCAAGATTGGCTAGGTTATGATAAAAATAGAAAAAGAAAAAATAATAAAGTTAATTATTTCACATACGATCAATCAAAATTATATTTAAAAGATAAAAACTTAAAAACATATAGAGATTGGGTAAAATTTTGTAAAAATGATAAACCAAATGAAATACCAAGTAATCCTTGGATTTTTTATAAAGAATGGAAAAATATTAAAGATTTTTTAAATTACGAAAATGAATAAAAAATAATTATAATTATTATGAAAGAAAAAAAATTACCAATTGAATTGTTAATATGCTCATGTCATAATACAGAGCATCAACTCATTCTATTACATGAATATGAAGAAGAAATTAAAAAGGATGCTAATGGAAATGAAATGAGAGACGAATCTGGTAAATTAATATTTGATAAAAAGTATCCAATGTGTTATGTACATATTCATCTTAATAAACATTCTTTTTTAGATAGACTTAAATATGGCATCAAATATATTTTAGGATATCAATGCCGTTATGGTGCCTTTGATGAATTTATTTTTAATCCAGAAGATGCACAAAAATTGCAACAATTAGTTGATCATTTAAATGAACAAATTTAATAAAATAAATTTGTTGGTCTCGTATAAAAATAGTATCTTTGTTGTACACTTAAAAAGAATAATATGAACTATACAGAAATTAAAATGTTAGAGGGAAGTATCAAAAAAGAGCTTCAAAAGAGGTTTCCTTATTCATCTACTAAAGTATCAACATTAGGCGGTGAAAATAAAGCAACCATTTTTTTAACTTTTAGTCTTGATAAGTCAAGCACTTGGTCTAATGGAATAATGGAAAATAGCAGATATTTCATTATGAGTGTAACATATAAAGGGGAAGTTGAATGTGTTACAAAATCTATTAAAGAAGTAAATATTAGAAAATTCACTATTGAAAATTCTGAAAAATGCTTAACAAAAATTGCAAAAATTTTAGACGATATTAAAACAAAAGCAAATAAAAAAGTTTTAGCTTAAAAATAAAAAATCATATTATGAAAAAAGTTGTTTTCTTTTCTTTATTTTTTCTTTTCATTTGGATATCTTGGTTTGCTATATTTAAGAAACAGGAACAAGATATTAAAAAATCAAGCACAATAGTATTAAAGGATAGTATTTACGAAATGCTTCCAATTACTCATGTAGAAATAAATGATACAAATCCTGATAAAATTTATTTGAGCCAAATTGTGACTCTTAAAGAACTTAAAGATAAAAATTTATATAAAACAAATTGTAAATTTTGTCATGGTGAAGATGGTAAAGGTGACGGTGTTAAAGCAAGATTAAATCCAACTATTTGCCCATTTGATTTAACAAAAGAAACTCACAATGATAAATATATTTATTATGTATTATTAAATGGTGAAAATAATATGCCATCTTATAATAAAAAATTGGACGACAATAAAATAAAAATATTAATAGTTTATATCAAGAAATTTAAAAGATGAAAAATAAAACAATAGTAGTTTTTGATTGGTCAGATATTAAATCTGAGATATGTAAAGAAATGGGCATTAAAGAAAACCTTTTCAGAGATTATCATAACGTGATTGGTGGTGATTATAAAGATTTATGGCATGAATGGCTAAACTATTTTAATTCAGAATTAACCAATGATTCAATTCAGTCTGTTGATTTGGGCGAAAGTGCTGAATGTAAAATTGAATGGGTTAAGGAAGATGGTAAAGATTGGCTTGAGCCATTTATTAATGCGGTATATAAAGTTTGGGAAGATAATGAAATTGAATATGTAAGTTACTCATGGTAATATAAAAAATAATGGATATAGGATCAGGGAAAGAGTACCCATCAAATGCTCTAAGTAATTTTGCACCACATCCATTTATTTTTGATGGGGTTGAGATTAATTCAATGGAAGGATTTTTACAAAGCTTGAAATTTAAAAACTTTGATATGCAGAAAGAAGTCTGTAAATTGGTTGGGCTCAAAGCAAAATTTCGTGGTAAACCTAAAAAATGGTACACAGATCAAAAATTATATTGGAATAGTGTATGATAGGTCATCACAAGAATATCAGGATCTATTGGATAGAGCATTTGATGCACTATCAGAAAATAAGTCATTTCAAAAAGCACTTATTGCATCTGGCAAATCTGTTTTAACACATGAAATAGGCAAGTCAAAAGAAAGCGAAACAGTTTTAACAAAAAGAGAATTTATTTCTAGATTAAACAAAATTCGTGAAAGATTATTAAAAGAAAAAAGTGGATTTAAATTTGCAGAATAAAACAAAATAAAAATGGAAATATTTGAAACAACATATAAAATAAAACTCATTAGTTCTAAAAATGTACGGGCGCATTTTAATAAATGTGTGCAAGAATTATGCGATAAGAATGATTGTAAATGTGAAATACAAATTAATGCAAAATGGTTTTGGGTTTTCGATCATTTTATTATCAAAATTATTGGCAATAAAATTAATATAGAAATAATTGAAACTCAATTAAAACTTTTAACTACTTTAATTTAATCCAAGTTTTAGTTTTTCTTCTTTTAACCATTTCATTCTATTAATTGGTTTAATACTGAATAATCATTTCTATTTTTCTCAAGAATATCAATCATTGTATATAGATGATTATTTTCATTATTATTAAATAACTGTTTATTATCTTCAGTATATTTTATAAATTTCCAGCTGTCCTCTATTAAATTGTTTCTAACATCAATTACTCGTTTAACATGGTCTTCCAAATAACGAACATTAGCAGGTTTCTTAGACCAGGTTGAAGTTAAAAATTTAAGTCTATCCGGCATAAAGCCATCTCTACCGCCATGATAGCAACAAGGTCTCATTATTTCTAATACATCAGCATCTTGTACAATTTGCTTATCTACATCCATCCATCCAGTTTTTTCTATAAAATGTGACACATAATCTGAATAGTTATCATCGTAACCTTTTGATAATAAATAATTATAACAATTTTTTGAACTGTCACTTTCCCAAATATCCATACCATTGCCTTGTCTACCAGAATCATGAAATGCTATAGCATATCTTATTCCTGTGAATTCTATATCTCTATCAAATTCATTAAAATAGAATCTGGACATAAATTCGGCAAATAAGACTGCACGTGAGATATGAAGTCTACCATGAATACCATATTTATCAAATGTGTTCTCATGATGCTGATAAAGTGGAAGTATATTTTCCGATAAATCTTTTGTAAATTTATCCCAATCTTCAATGTTTTTAATCATAATGTGTTATATTTTTTTACAAGTAATTCAATTTCTTTTAATTCGTCTGGTGATAATTTACTTAATTCCAAATCAATAATACTTTTAATTTCATCAATTTTTTCTTTGCTCCATATATATTCAGGATCTGTTAAAACTTCGTTTTTACATTTATTATTCTTCATCTTCAATCTCTATTTTAATATTATTTTCATAATTACAACATTTCTTAAAATCATCATTGCTTATCTGACCTTTAATATTATACGACACATCCCTTATCCAAATAGGGGTTAGCATATTTTTTAAAAATTTATCTAATGTTTTTAGCGCATAACGTGTATATGAATTTTGATATAAATTACCATATTTTGATTCTATTTCTTTATAATCAATATTAAGTATTTCTTTATTTCTCTTACATATAAATTCATACCATTTATAGCTAAACTTTTCATTAAATTCTTCTTGAGTTATTTCATTTGGAATTTTAAATTCTAAACAGAAATCTTTAAACCAAATATTTGATAATTTTTTTTCATTTTCGTTCCATTCACCATATTCTGAAAGTAAGTTATTTCTCTTTTTTTTCCATTCCCTTCTTAATTTCACAATGTAAGGACTATGAATTTCAGGATTACCAATTTTTCCAAAAATCATAAATTCGACCCAGCAACTATTAAGTCTAATACCAATTTCAAAATTTTTAACTTTAAAATTCCACGTACCAGCCTCTTTACCGTCATCAAACATAGTTGGCGGACCAAAACGTTTTGAGAGATAAAAAAAAGTTGAAAAAAATATATCTTCCGTAAATGATGCTCCTATATAATTCTTTGAAATATTATAACCAAGATTTTTCGCTATCACCTGTTTTATCAAATCATTTCCTTGAAAAATATTTGTCATTGAATTGTTTTCTTTCATTTTTAATTATTTTCTATTCTATTTAAATATAATTCGCCAAGATTCCAAATTAATGTAAATATACTGATAAATAAAAGTAAATTTGAAAGTATTCCATTTGCAAAAATACTAAGTATTAAAAATACCAATACTATAATCCACCAAAGTTTTATTTTATTCATCTTATTTATATTTAAAACAAATATACATAAAAGTTTTAGATAAAAAAAAATAATTTTTTTTATTAAATTTTTTTTAATACTTTTGATTAAATTATTATATAAATAGTATGGCAAACAGATATTATAACGATGTATGGGAAATTGAAGATTCATATCGTAAGAAAAAATATGAAGAGTTATTTATATTATCTTTACAAAATGATATGACAAAATGGACAGAAGAATTAAAAATAGATAGAACTATATATAAAAGTCCAGATTATAATGGTTATAAATTTACTATAGAATTTAGAATAAATTTTGCATTTTCTTATATATCATATGGCACAAATATACCACCAATTGCAAATCATCTTTCTGAATTAATAACTGATAATTTTTCTGTGGAAATAAAAACATTAACTACTAAATTGAGAGAAACTATATATAGTCCTGATATTTACGAAATTGAAAAATTAATAGGCAAACAACATGATAGAAAAGAAAAACTTGTTTTTCTTGATCTTGAACAAATGAAAGAGATTATCGAAGATACATATCAAGATTGGTTAAAAAATGATACTGAAATTGTCGCTAAAATGATTTCTAGAATTATATATTCTTATCGTAAAAAAGAAGAATTTTTCAAATTATGGACAGATAAATTTGAAAATGTTAAATTAATTAATAATGAATTAAAAAAATTAAAAGGATAAATTTTATGAATGATGATAAAGATTGGATTGATTTAAATTATGATGGTGCTAAATTTTTACCATATAATTATAGTAGTTATACACAATTATATAATAAATACTATATAAGAAAAAATGTAACAAACGAAGATACCTTAGAACGAATACCTATTGCTGAAATTGAAAAATTTTTACGTAGAAAAAAACTAGAAAAATTAAAAGATATCGAATGAGAACACTATTTATTGATATGGACGGTGTTATAGTTGACCTAAAAAAACACATAGAAGAATTTTTTGAAAAATATCCATATTTATTTGACAAATATGAACATTGTCCAGATCATATACATGGCATATTTAGAAATCCTAAACCATATCCAGGTGCGATAGATGCAATTAATAAATTATATCTATCTGGAAAATATGATATGTATATTGCAACAGCCGCGCCTTGGGGTAATCCTGATGCTGCAACAGATAAACGATATTGGATTGAAACATATTTTGGAAATATGTTTCATAAAAGATTAATTCTAACTCATAGAAAAGATATGTTAAAAGGAGACATATTAATTGATGATAGAGAAAAAAATGGTGCCGGTGAATTTGAAGGTGAATTAATAAAATTTGGATATAATCATATTACAGATAGTATGAATGAATATCAAGACTGGAATGCTGTTTTAGAACATTTATTATGAACAAACCAAGAAACCCAAAAATAACAAAAGAAGAAATAATAAATTGGTTTTGTAATTTATATAATTCATGTTATCCTGTTACACACAAAGATTATCCACAATCCATATTTATGTTTTATGATACACAATTTATTAGGAAAATAAAATTGTGTAAAATATCAGGATTACCAATTACTTTACCATCAAAGGTTACAGGGATTTGTTTATTTGAGCAAGATTGGAAAAACAATCGTTTTTATTATAAATACGATGAGGTGTATTATTTTTTATATAAAAATTATTCAACTACGCATAATAATATCAGCACATTTATTAAAGATAGACTGAATGAATATGATAAATTAAATGTATTAGTACCTATTTATTGCGGTAACACAGTGAAATTAATATTAACAATACCTTGGCTGAGTGAATATTATAAATTAAATGAATTGATGGTCATGGAAAGCACATTAATAGATTCAAATGAAGATGGTAAATTGGGTGTCTTAATACATAAATTGGCACCACATTATAGATATAATATAAGAAATCATAAAATAAAAGAAATTTATAATATGAAAGTATTAACATTTGATTTTTTTAAAAAATTAAAGAATAAAATCTTAAAAAAATTATATATAATATAAAAACTAATATGAATATAAATTTAGAAATTGAAAAATTAAAAAATAAAATAAAATTATTAGAAAAGGAAAATAAAAAATTAAAAGAAAAAATAGAAGGTTATATAATATATGAAGGAGAGTTAAAATCACAATTAACTACTGAAAAATGTAATAAATATTAATCTTTATCATCTTTTTTATCATCTTTTTTAATTATTGGAAATATTTCAATTCCCTTACCTTTACATTTTTGACATGTTATTTTAGTATTACTATCATATCCTCTAGCATCACATAAATTACAAATTTTATAAGTATAATCCATTATATATTATATTTTTCCATATTTTTTAGCATTTCTAATTTTTTAATTAATATTCCTTCTGTATAATTATATATTCTAACGCTAAACTTAGGTTGAGATTTAGGGTTATTAAACCTTACAAATAATGTGTGCCACTTATCATCATTATCAATTTTAACTAAAAGATCAGAATCATGATATCTTGGATTTTCAAATATAACATCTTTACACACACCAATAATACTATGAGGTTTAGAATGTGGAAAATCCTCAAAAAAATCTGAACTATAGCACCAAGTGCATTGAAATGCTATTTTTTTATTTATAATTAATTCTTTAACTAAATTATAAAAATCAATACCATATGTTTGACAATCTTCTTTTAAACTTTTTAAATTAAATGATTTATATAATTCATCTTTAACCTTAGCAAATTCATCTCTAATTGGTTGCTCACGATGTATAAATGATGGTCCAACCCAACCTACAAGATGCTTTTTAAATGCCTCATATAATTGTATATGTTTCATATATTATATTTTTCAGTTTCCTTTTTTAATTTAACTAATTTATGTAATGGTTTATTATCAGCATCATAATCATAAATTGTAACTATACTATTATTTTTTATTAAAAAATCACCACAACCATTTAACGTTCCTTGGTACTCCACAAATTTTTTATCTATTAAAATTTGTGGAGTTTTTAAATTGACATGAAGCCAAAAATCATCTTTATAAAAAAAAATATTAACATTAATAACTTTACCTTTTCTAATTGGATTTTTTTGAATTCTATTCTCATTTTGAAATATAATAGTTTTATTTAATAGAATTTCTTTAATAAAATCAATAACATCTATATTATATTTACTTTTAAGTTCAGTTTTTTCATCCATGATCATCGTATCAACATCAATATCTAAATATTTCATAACATCATTAATAAAGAATTGATCCTTACCAAGCATATAATCATTTTTTACATTTTCAAATATCTGATTATTCAGATTTGAACTTTGTTCAAAGATTTTAAATTTTGTTATCATTTTTTCTTTTTTGTATCTTTAATCGCCTCATCTTTAGCATATAATAAATATTCACCATTAGTTGTTGTAAGGTTATAAACATATAATCCTTCATTAATAGCTGTTATTATTTCAAGATATTCATCTATTTCATCTTTAGATAAATCATTATTAGATAATTCATATAATGCCATATCTTTTGTAATTTTTTCACTCTTTATAATTTCCGTTTTAGTTTTTTTCATAATAAACTTATATTTTTTAAACCATATGGTTATTTCATAAATTATATTTATCAATTTCTTTTTTAATTAGATATTTTTTAAATTTTTCTGGATATTTTGTTTTCAATTCTTCAACTATAGATTTATCAACTTACATCAATATATCTATAAAATCTTTATTATCTAATGTTTTAATATTCCAATTTGCACCAAGTTCTATTAATTCATACATTATTGGATAAGATACTATATATTTAGCACCAGATGCTGCCATTAATGCAGTACATCCGTTGTAATCCTGAATGTCTAAATCTACACCATATTTAACTAATATTTTAATCATTTTAATTATTTTTTCCGCGTTATGACTATATCCTAATATAAGTTTGATTAATGGTGTCCTTCCAAAATTTTTATCTTGAATATTTACATCTGCACCTTGTTTTAATAAATTTTTAGTTTTTATAATATCAAGAGTTCTAATATAAATAAATAAATCCCTACTATCAATAGGTGTAGTTGGTAAATAATATTTTTTACTTGTCATTCCACTAGTTGTAAATGTGTATGACATTAATGATTCAGACATATTATCGTTTTTATGTATAAAATTTTTATGAACTAAATATTTAACATAATTATATATTTCTTTAGAGTTAGGCAAATCTACACCATAGTTATTATAAATATAATGGTTTATAAATTCAAGAATATGATCCTCTGATAATGATTGATGTATATTAATAATATTTTTTATTGCCTTTTTATATAATATTGGAAATAAACTTGTTATAAGTTTTAAATTAAAATTTATACTTTCATTATATAATTCGAATTTAGTTATCATATATTAAATTTTATATTATTTTTATATATTTCAGGATCTATATTTAAATGTACTATAACATCTTTATTTCCTGCGCCTACATTATACCATTCATCTTCTTCATATATTCTTATACTTATATATTCAAATTGAAATGTATATTGAATTTCTTTAACGAATCCGCTTGGCCCTGATTCAAACGAAATTCTATCACATATACCAAAATGTGAATTAGAATTTTCATCTTCAAATGATATAACTTTGTCAATTAATAACTTAAAAATTAAATTCCTATATTCACATTCCTGATTTGATATAATTTCTATATCAGAAGGTGTAGAATAATGTCCTCTTCTTAATTTTTTAAATTCTCTTTCATTATTAGCAGAATATTCCATTTCACGTGCTAATTGATATAAATTAATATATAATTTGTCATTTTTTTCAACTATATTTTTCCATTTATAACCATAGCCTTCATATGTTTTTATAAATTTCATACGTTATATTTTTTAATTATTTCTACTTGTTTATCAAATTCTTTCTCATCTTCAATAACATTACCGTTACCATCAACTAATATCCAAGAAAATTCACTTTCACCGCGTTCAGCAGCATATTCTTCTATACCATACCATATTGCAGAATAATAATCTTGCCTATAGCCTTTATTTATAATTTTATAATAAGCTTCAGTTTCTTTTATTTTACTTAATGGAACTAAAAATTCACCACTAATTTGTACCTTTAATAATTTTTCAGTATGATCATATTTTGGTCTGCTTAATGATTCATTAAATCTTTTAATTTTCATATTCTATATATAATTTTTCAAAACTAAAATAAATATTTATCTATAATTGAATAGATAGAATTCTACAAAAAAAATAATAAAAAAAATGAATATAATTTTAGCAACAATTTTATTGACATTGTTAGGTGCTGGTTTAGTTGTACTTTTAGTATGGTTAAGTGTGGTGTCTTGTAGATCAATAAAATTTAAGAAGAAAGTCAAAGCTCAACTTGACGGAATAAGAAAAAGAATGGATGAAAATGATCAATCATTATCATCTTCGATAAATGATCTTTATAAAAATATACAAGAAATCTCTGATTTACACTTGAAAAATTTAGAAGAGTATAAAAAACAAACAAATTTAGATTTTGAAGAATTGCATAGAGGTTTTTTAAGTGATATTCAAATAGAATTAAATGAATGGGTAAAATCACACAAAAAATTAGAAAAAAGCACAGATTCTCGTTTTGATAAACTCTATAACACAATAAAAGAAAAAGAACAATAATAAATAAAGAATTCTATCTACTAAACCTCTATTTAAGAGGTTTTTTTATTTGCTTTTAAATATATCTAAAACTTAGTTATTTTTATTACTATATAGTATGCGGAATTTTCCGCAAATAAAAAATAAATAAATAAAAAATGAGTAAATTGAATGGAACCTGCAAATTTTATAACAGCGCGAAAGGGTTTGGATTTTTAATTGAAAATCAGACAGGTAACGAGGTTTTCGTACACGCTACAGGTTTAATTGATGAAATTAGAGAAAATGACGAAGTTGAGTATGAAGTTGTACCAGGTAAAAAAGGTCAGAATGCAGTAAATGTTAGAGTTTTAAACTAAGATATTTTTAAACATTTTCTAAACAAACTTTTTTAATATTCTTATCCTAGTTCACTTCTATCGATCCTTTAATTTTTTTCAAAATTCATTCAATTGCGATACAATTTTCAAAAAACAAGTGTATATTTGTAGTCTCTAGACCAAAGAGGTTGTACGACCTCGGAAGGCCCGGAACAAATCCTCGGTTTGGAACCGGGGTTTTTTTATGTCCTGATAATTCCATCCTCCAGTGAAAAGAATGGAACAAAAAACTATTACTTTAAAAAAATTTCTCATGTTGGTTTTTGATTTAAAATTGTTCACAAATATCAACTTTAAAAAAATTAAGAAAACTGATTTTATTGGTAAAGTAGTTGTGCTTAATTTTTGGGGGCCTTTTTTTATTTAACAAACATCCAGCCATCAATAATTTCAACTTCACACTTACAATTGATGCCTCTAATACCATTGTTTACCTTAAATGGCACAGATACTATACCCGGTAATATAACTTGCACCGTGTAACCTGACCATAATCCTTTGTAAGTACCATCTGGCACACTTACTTTTTCTAATGACTTAGTTTTCATCTTTTATTTTATTTATGTTTATTAATTTATTTTTTCTTTCTATTTTAACTGTAGTAAACCTGCTTGCAAATAATCCAGATAAAAATCCATTTTCACCTATTATGTCAATCTGATTAGCACCAAATTTCACATATGTTGATGTTATTACTTTATATTTTTTACCTAATATTAAATCGTGACTAAATCCACTATTTTGTTTACATATTACAAAATCTCCTTCTTTAAAAGAATAATCACAAAACCTATTAAAATATTTTTCTTTCATACACAAAATTTTTCAATGGCAAAAATAGATTTTCTGGAAATTCTTTAAAATTAAAGAATTTCCATTCTTCACATTTGTCTGGCTCAACAATTGTTAAATTATTAAGTTCATTTTTATTAATATATTTTACAACTTCATATATAACTGTAATATAATGAGTTTCTTTATCAAAAATAGCATTAGTAACACCAGCAAGTACAAGATTATTATAATCCACAGTTAAATTTGTTTCTTCTTTTAATTCTCTTATAGCACAATCTTTTAGGTCTTCACCAAAATCAAGTTTACCCCCAGGTAATCCCCAAGTATGATAACCTAAATTAATATTTTTTCTATAGCCAAGTAATATTTCGTTTTTTTTATTTCTTATTATTACTGCTACTCCTACTCTAGGATTGATATTATTCATAATATTTAATTTTTATTTAATAGTTTTCAATTTCAAATGATGGAATTGTTGATTGATTATCAGACCACAGTTTGACAATATCAAGTCTCATTTTTTCTAATCGTTCTTTATTTACTGAAAATATTTCTTACCGTGAATCAGCAATTTTTATTTTATCTTCTTCAGAATATGTTGGACCTTTTTCGTTTAAAAATTTAGAAAGTTCTATCTGTTTTTCAATATTAACTTTATTTATCATAACTGTTTTACGACCGAGATCATTATAATATATAATATCAAAACAAAATTTTCCATTATTATCACCATAAATTTTTTCAATAGCATAAATTTTTTCTGTGTCAATAAATGTACCTTGAACTGTAATTTTCATAATTTTTTATTTTTTTGTAAGATTATTTTTATATTCATTGATTAAACTAATTTCTTGCCTATGAAACATTATATTATATTGATATTTACCACATGTAAATTTTTTTGAAAATTTATATGAAAATGTGACTTTGCCAAATACACCGTCTTTTTCAAATTTCCATTTTGCACATTTCTTTAACATCTTCTTTCTTTTTCTTGGAACACGGTTATCAAATTTTGGTTCCCATTTTGATGGATTTGGATTTTTTGGTTTTGATTGATTATGCTTTTCGCAATAATATTTATCTTTATAATCTTTACTAAATGCTGTTGGCTTATTACATTTACAGCATTTTGTCAGTGGTTCAAATACCATAGATGAATAAGAACAATGTTTACAATATCCGTAACCATCAGTTCTATCCCTACGTTCCATTTCATGGTTACAATTTAAAACCTTTTGATATTTTATCCAGCAAGATTCTTCTGCATCTTCTATTGTTTTACCTTCACCACGAAGAAAACAAGATGGTTCTTTTGGAAATGCTTCAAAAAATGCAGTAGTATAAGACTCTTTATTGGCTATACCTTCAGATAAACCTTTAATTGGATCAGAACCAAATATTTTATCAATACTGCCGCTTGGTAAAACAATTCCATTACTACCGCCTTGACAGAAACAATTCCAATCATATTTAGAATCATATTCAGGTCCACATGATATTTTTACTTTCATATCGTTTTAATTAAAATCTTCGACAACATCAATATTACTAGATTTACGAAATATATTCACTATTTCAAGTGTTAATTTTCTAACTTCATCAGAGTTTTTCATTATTTTTAAATTATTTACAAATATATAAAAAATAATTTAAATAATCAAGAAAGGAACAATATTTTTTAATATATAATATCGTATCGAAAGATACACATTTTGGGTTATGTTAGTTCAGAGTCATCATGAGGGCTTTGAAATTGTTGAAAGGCAATAAATGAATTAGCAAACTAAAAACAAAAATAAAAAATGTATTATGACACACAACAGAATGCTAGATCGCGCACCCAGCGTTGTAATCACTAGCAAAAAAAATGAATTAAAAGTTTATCAAGGAAACACCGTTTACTTAAACGATGGTGATAATTTTGAGTTGAGATTTTTTAATCCTATGAATTTCAAAGTAGGAGTAGAAATAAATTTCAACGGAATAAAAAAAGGAGATGGTTATTTAGTTTTAAATCCAGGACAAGATATAATTCTCGATAGGTTTTTAGATGAACAACGAAAAATGTTGTTTGAAACTTATATTATAAATGGTAATAGCAAAGAAGCTGTTGAAGCAATTGCTAAAAATGGTATAATTACATTTAACTTTTATAAAGAACACGGCTCTTATGTGCCTGAAGATGTAAATATCAATTATGCGTTTCCACCTAAACCTTTTAAGCATACTAGACATGTTAAAGGTATGAATGGAAATTCAGGCACAGTTGGAAATTCAGGCACAGCTGGAACACCTTATTTTACAAATTCAGTTACCACTAGCGTAAATTATAATAGCACATTTACTTCACCTGGAGTTTCTTTCTTTGAAAGTGATATATCTTATTCTACAGGATCACTATCAAGGGGAATAAGTACAGAAAATCTTGATTTAGATGAAGACTATTGCTTTACATCTAGTTCTATTCCAGTAATAGATAATTTAGAAACTGGAAGAATTGAAATGGGGGAAATATCAAATCAGCAATTAAAAACTGTTAATGCGCAATTTTCATCAACACCAATTCATACTGTTACATATCAATTACTTCCTTATTCAGCAATGAATCGTACAATTGGTGAAATAAGAGAATATTGCACTTCTTGCGGATACAGATTAAGAAAAAACACATGGGATTTTTGTCCTAAATGTGGATCAAAAATTAATTAATAGAACTATGAAAAAGATAGATATAATATGTATATTAGATATGTCAGGCTCTATGGAATCTATTATAGACAAGGCAAGAGAAGGATTTAATCAATTCTTAAAAGAGCAACAAGAAAGTAAAAATAAAATAAAATTTTCATTGTTATTTTTTGATACAAATTTTTATATGCCATATAAAAATATTAATATTAAAAAAGTAAAACCTGTTAATGAAGATACTTATTATGCTCATGGCGGAACTTCACTTCTGGATGCTGTAGGATTTTCAATAAATTCTTATTTAGATGATTTAGCATTAATTCCAAAAAATAAAAGGTCTGATAAAACTTTATTTGTTATTTTAACAGATGGATTTGAAAATAGTTCTAAAGTTTATCATCGCGAATTAATAAAAAATATGGTAACTGAAATACAAGAAGAATTTAAAGCGTCTTTTATCTATTTAGGCGCAAACCAAGATGCGTGTTTTGAAGCAGAATCAATGGGCATAAATAAAACTAATGCATTTAATTATGATGCAACTAATAATGGTATAACAGTTGCTTATGCAAATATATCAAAATCTGTAAATTATTATGCTAATAATGATGTAAAGGAAAACTTATTTCAGCAATAACAAAAAAGTTTAAAAATGGAATCAAATTGATTCCATTTTTTTATAAAATTCATAAAATTTATCTTTTTTTCTTGATATCCATTTTTATTTTCATTATAATCATGCGACCCCCAACTATTCCAAACATTTAAATTTATATTTGCATCAGGAATATAAATATATTCATATTTACCAGATGATATAACCTCATTATTAAGGATATATTTAATCTGTTTATCTGGCAAATTAAGTTTATATAAGCTTGTTTCTAAATATGGACTATCTGCTCTAATTTTCCAATATGTTTGTTTAGCGTTGGGCTGAATAGAGTCAAATGTTTTAATATATTTCATTTTTTATTAGTATTTTCAATAATCATTTGTAGGTGAGTATTTTCTTTCAGTTCAATATCAAAATCTTGTTTAATTTGATTTTTCAAATACTCATAAGTATAATGGTTTTCATAAATTATTTTCCAATTACTTGGAATTTTTTTCTTTATTGTTTCTAATGAAACTGGTAAATAATTTTCTTTTGATTCTCTATCCCAGTTTGTTGTATATTTATACTTCAATAGCCAATGTAATAATACTCTAAAATTTGTTGAGATATCACCCCATTTGCTTTCAAAATCATGTAAATATTTAGGATCTGATTTTTCTTTTATTTTTTTAATATCTATCATATTCATTTTATCAAAAGATGTCGATGGTATCATATCTCTAATAATAATATACTTAAATTTATTATTAAAAACTTGTTCATTCCAAAATTGCCTAATTTCACTTGAAGTGCCATAACTATAAACTTCGTGTATAACAGATGACAATAATATTGCAGCATTATAACTATTAACATTTTGTATTACTTCATTCCAATTAGAATAAAAATCAATGTCTGGGTATTGATTTTTAGATATATTAATCATATCATCATCAATATCATAACCAATTAAATTAATATCTGGTTTCATTTTGTATATTTCTTTTAATAATGATCCATCAGCACATCCAAAATCTACTAATGTGTCCATATCTATTTTATTAAAAAAGAATAATTTATCAGCCAATCCTTTATTCATTTTTCCGATATATTCATTAATATCAGATATTGGATTTGATGTTAATTTAAACTCAAATAAAAAATCTTCAAATAGTTTTATCTTTTTCATATGTTATATTTTGCTATAATATTTTTTTCATCTTGTAGCATTATTTCTTTTTTAGTTGCAAATCTAAAATATTTCTTATCGCTACATATCATGTTATAATAGTCTGTTATATATCCATTTTCTGGACAATTAGGGTTAATATCATATAAAATTCTAATCATCTCTTTACTACAAGATATTACTTTACCAACATTAGTAGTCACAAAAAGTTTTTTGGCTTGTCCTTGATGTCCAGAATTATATTCAATTGGAAAATTTGGTAAAGCAATTACAAAATCTTCTGATTCAAAATTTTGATAAAAATCTTCAAATAGTTTTATTCTTTTCATATGTTAAATTTTTTAGATTTTGGTAATAATTCTGCGGTATTTATACAATCTTGTAAATTATCTGATTCATATAGTATTTCATATTTATTATACGGTGTATCCACTATTAAAAAATTATCTAAATCTAACCATTTTCCTTCTAATCCATCATAAACAGCAAGTCTTCTAACTTCTAAAAATATTCTTTCATGAATATTTTTTCTTGTTGGATCTCTATATATTTGCAATATTTCACATACAACATATGTATCATGAATTCTAGCATTTAGTTGCCAAATTATATATTTTTTAAGTTTTGGCAATTCTTCTAATTCTTCGTATAATTTTATATATTTCATATTTACATATTAAATTTTGAGACTGTTTCTTTGAATATAAATTGTTCATAAGCTTCAATTTCTTCTGCTGTTTTTTCTTCTTTTAATTTATTTTCAAATTCTGGTGTTAAAATCCATTGTAAAATTTTACCATTATAATGTTTAGACAATTTAAATAAATTTAAATACACTCTATTATAATCTATCCAAATATTATAATTATAATCAAAAACAGCATATTCAAAATTATCTTTAAATGCTTCTAAATTATCAATTGCTATTATTTTTTCAAAAATTTCTTCTGGTGAATTAATATAATTAACAATAGTATCTTTTATTTCTTTTTTTAAATCCTTAAAATCGCCCAAATTTTCATAATGTTCAGATTCAATATCATATGAAAAATCATTAAATTCAGAAACATTTTCTAAAAATTCTGCGATTGTTTTAACATCTAATTTATGTTTTTTCATATATTCTATTATTGTATCATAATCAAAATTTAATTCTAAATCAAATCCATTAGAATACTGTGAACTTAATTCAAATGGTAAACTTTTTATTGAATCTTTTGCTGTTTTTGATACTGCACGTTCATTTTCATAACTTATTTCTGTTATAAAATCATCTAATTTATCTTTTAATCCTAAATAATTAAATAATTTATTAATTTCACCATCTTCTATATTACCATCATCTTCTAATTTTAAATTAAATTTGAATAATTCTGCGAATTCTTTAATTTTAATTGTTATCTCTGGATTTAAATAACGTTCAATATAATTTAATTCGTCTTCATCTACATAATATTCATAACCACTATAATAACCATTAAATTGTAAATAATATTCTAAAATATTTGATTCTATATTTACTAATTTTTCTAATTTACTAGATTTCATAAAAAGTGTGAGACTATCTTTATCATATTCTGGTTCATATCTATAATAACCAGAACTTTTTAATTTATAATCTTTTTCATCTAGCCCTATATAATTTGCAATATTTTCTGGTTTAAAATCTGGTGATTCTAATACCTGTATTAAATTTTCTTTTTCATCAACATTTGAATTTTCTTTAATAGGATTATTTCGAAAATATTCAGCTTGTTTTAATGTCTTAAAACTTATATCTCTAAGTTTTTTAATCTTAGAATTTTTATCATTATTTAATTTAGTTCTCTTATGTGGATCTTTTTCTTTACCCAATCTTTTTCTATCACTTTTAATACCTTTTTGTAAATATACAGCATTCTTAAGTAATCCGTTCTTAACTTTAAAAGGTTTAGCGGAATTTATTGTTATTGGCTTGAAATTTTCGTAACTCTTAATATATTTCATATGTTAAATTTATCTAATCTATCTTTTAATTTTTGTTTTTCTATTTCTTCTGGCGTTGCTAATCTTAATCTCCAATTTAGAAACCAAGTAGGACCAGGGCCAATAATAGGTATGCCCTTTAATTCTGCACAATTTTGTCCAATATTTGATATTATACAAACATTATCTTCAAAGTATTTTTTAAGGATTTCACTCCATTCAAAATCTGGACTTAGTTTAATATAATCACCAACTTTAAAATTATATTTATTAGATTCAAATATTCTACTTTCATTTATAAAATCACAAAAATTAATAATCATACATTATATATAAAAATAATTGAGTAATTTTTTTATTAAAAATATAAACTTATATTTGAATATAAAATAAAAAGAATAAAAAAAATGAAAATTAGATCAGGTTTTGTTAGCAACTCATCTTCAAGCAGTTTTGTTATATTTAGAGATGCAATACCTAATAATCAATTGGATATGATATTAAATATTGATCATTGGGTTAAAATATTTATTGAAAAAGATAAAGAAAATGGTGGTGTAGATAATTTAGAAGATAAATTTTCTTACTATGATTCTGACCCTTGGAGAATTGTTGTATATGATGATTTTATCTTTGGTGAAACATCTATGGATAATTTTTCCATGGATGAGTACCTTAATTATTTAAAAATTGATAATAAATATATCTGTTGGGACGAAGGATATACAGATGAACCATATCAAAATCAACTTAAATTTATTAAAAAAATGAAACAAAAATATCGTAAAAAAAAGATTGATAAAATAAATAATACCGACAATGAATTATGATAACACAAATTATTTTATTATGTATAATTTTTCTTTTAATTTTATGTAATACGTTATTTGTATATAAATATTTAAAATTAAAAAAAGGATTAAAGAGTTATTCTAATATAGGTACAGGTAGATATGGTTATTATAAATATGTTGATAATAGTTATTCATTTTATAATGGTTGGGTATATGTATTTGAAATAGACAAATATACAAATGGATTATCAAAAATAAAAATTGATAAAATAGAAGCTACTAATAAAAATTATATTAAAGATTGTGATGAAAAAGCTAGAAATAAATTTCTTTCTATGAAATTATCATCTGAAATAGAATGGTTAGAAAGTGAAGACCACATAAAAAAACTTCGTAGAGAAAAACTGGAAAAAATTAATAAAATATAAAAAACCTAAATTAAGTCGTATTGGACGACTTTTTTATTTTAAATTTATTAAACAAATTAAAAAATTTTATCTATAGTTTTTACAGAATATTAAAATTATAAATCAAAAAAATTAATTATGGCTTACGAAAACAAAAGAGGAGACTTGATTCTCCCACAAGGCACATTTGTATATATACAAGATGGCGCATCTGGCACAGTACAAGTTGCTGTTGGTCCATACAAAGAATCAATAGGTGAGATTGACAAAATCGTTATCTTTGATGAACGAACAAAGAAATTTGTTCAAGCAAATGAATTTTCAGATGCTATACAAGTCGCTAGATCAGCAGACGAAGGTCAATATATAGTATTAATTAATCCAGCTGAGCCTAAAGATAATGAACAAAAATTTCCTCAAAGAGGGAAAAACTCACAAACAATTACTCTTAAAACAGGGAGTAAAGTAAATATTCCAGGACCTGCAACTTTTCCACTTTGGCCAGGTCAAATCGGTAATGTATTAGATGGACATAACCTTAAATATAATGAATACCTTATTGTAAGGGTATATAATGAAGAGGAAGCTAAGAAAAATTTATCTAATGCAATCGTTAAAACAGCTGCGACTGATGATAAACAATCTAAATCTTTAATTGCAAAAGAAGATTTAGTAACAGGTAAACTTCTTGTTATAAAAGGTACAGATGTATCTTTTTATATTCCGCCTACAGGTATTGAAGTTGTTTCAGAGAATGGACATTATGTTCGTAAATCTGTAACATTAGAGAGATTAGAATATTGTATCTTATTAGATCAGAATGGTGACAAAAGGTATGAAAAAGGACCTGCAGTTGTATTTCCTAAGCCAACTGAGGAATATCTTGAACAAGATGGTAAGAAAAAATTTAAAGCTCTTGAGTTAAATGATAATATGGGTATTTATTTAAAAGTTATTGCTGATTATGAAGAAAATGGCCGTCAATATAAAACTGGCGAAGAACTTTTCATTACAGGAAAAGAACAAAAAATATATTTTCCAAGAGAAGAACACGCAATTATCAAATATGATGATAGAGCGATGCACTATGCAGTAGCAATTACTGGTGGCGAAGCACGATACGTTCTTAATAAAGACACAGGTAATATTTCATTATTTGTTGGACCAAAAATGTTCATTCCTGATCCACGGAAAGAAGTTATTGTAAAAAGAATTCTTGATGAAAAAACAATAAAATTATGGTTTCCTGATAGTACTGATGCTATTCAGCATAATAAATTATTAGAAGCTGAAATGAATCAGAATGATTTTTCTGATCTTGGATATAGAAGTAATGCATATGTTACTGATAGAGGATTTTCTAAGCAAGTTAAAAGTTCATCTTTGAATATGGCAGATGAAATGGCCAGAAAAAATACTTTTACAAAACCAAGAACATTAACAATGGATAACAAGTATGAAGGTGCTGTAACAATAAATGTTTGGCCAGGCTTTGCTATTCAAATAGTTAAAAAAACTGGAGAAAGGGAAGTTGTTGTTGGTCCAAAAGTTAGATTACTTGAATTTGACGAAACACTTGAAGTTCTAGAACTTTCAACTGGTAAACCAAAGACAGATAATGTTTTAATGAAGACTGTGTATCTTCAAACTGAAAATAATGTTGTATCTGATATCATAGACGCTGAAACTAAAGATTTAGTAAATGTGAAAATTAGATTATCTTATAGAGTTAATTTCACAGGAGATAATAAGAAATGGTTTAATGTTTCTAATTATGTAAAATTAATGACTCAACACCTTCGTTCACTTGTTCGTAATAGAGTTAAAAAGATTAATATTGAAGATTTCAACAATGATCCTGCTGATATTCTTAGAGATACAATTTTAGGAACAGCAGAAGAAGGTAAAAAACGAAATGGAAAAACATTCTCAGAAAATGGAATGCAAGTTTATGATATTGAAGTTCTTGATATAGTTATTGGTGACCAAGAAATTTCATATTTCCTTAAGGATTATCAAAAACACATTGTAAGACAAAATTTGGAAATGAACAAACTTCAAAAAGATTTGGATAATGTTAAAAAAGAAGAAGATATCAAAAGACAAAATTTGTTAGAAGTAGCTAAAACAGATGAAATTCGTTTAACAATAAATACAAATAAAATTGCAAACGCAAATGCCGCAGAATTGTTAAAAGTAAATGCTGAAAAAGAAAGACAAGCTATTCTTGATGAAATTTCAAAAATGATTTTTGAAATTTCAAAACTGAAAGATGAACATAAACTTGAAGTTGAAAAAGAAAGTTCTGAAATTCGTACAGCAGAATATGAAAAACAGATGTTAGCTATTCAGCCTAAGTTAATTGAAGCCATGATTACTCTTGGTGGTGTTAAAACAACTGAAATCCTTGCAAAAAATCTTAAAGAGCAAGGAAACGATTGGACAAATCTTTTCAAAAAAGGTGGAATTGAAGGATTATTAGATACAGTTAAAGGTACACCTTTATATGATAATTTAGTAGCAGTTCTAAATCCAAAAAAAGCAGAATAAGAACAATAGTTCTGAGATAAAAAAATGAGAAATATTTTAATATTTCTCATTTTTTTTACTATCTTTGTGATATGAAAAATTTAAAATATATTTATCTTGATGATTTAAGAACACCAGTTTGTGATATTTGGACAATTGTTAGGAACTATGTGGAATTTACTAAAACAATTGAATCAATTGGATTGGAGAATATTGAAACAATTTCATTAGATCATGATCTTGGATTAAGTGAATTTGAAGATGAAAAAACTGGATATGATTGTGCTAAATATTTAGTAGAGATATCTATAAATACAAAAATTAAACTTCCACAAATTTTTGTACATTCTTCTAATCCAGTAGGAAGCTTAAATATTATAAAATATGTAAATAATTATTTACATTTTTGTAAACTTCCTGAAACTTGTGATATTATTAATATTAAATTTAAATTATGAAAAAAAAGCGACATATGTCGCTTTTTTTATGAATTAAGAATTCCGGAATCAAGTATCCCACTTATTCTGTTACAGATTGATGTAAGAGTTTGCGCATAATTTGGGTCTGTAGCATAGCCCGCTAAGGAAATTTCTGTTACAAATGCAATAGGATCATCTTTAACTTCTAATGCTTTTGAATATCTTGGATTTCTAATGAGAAAATTCGCATGATCAGTGAAACATTCCTCAGGTGATTCATATTTCATAAAATAATCTTTTACTTTATATTTAAAGTAATTTTGTCCATTTCTTATTACTGATTCCACAGAAATTATTTCAGGAAATGTTAAATCTGATCTATGACTATACTCAGTGGTGGTTAACAACTGTTTATTTTCATTAAGAGTTCCAGCTGGTGCTTTTACACCGAAATAAGACCAACCGGCGCAAGAAGAATTCCAGCCACTTTCTAATGCGGCTTGTGCTAATATTGCAATTGCTGACATGCCAGTTTCATTTTGTGTTGCTTCAGCATAAGGATAAAGTAATGCAACAAAATCTTCTGGTTTTAATTTTACATTTTGTTCAAGTTCATTCATTTTCTATACGATTTATTTTTATTTGACGAATAGCATCGCCAATAATGAAAAATTCCTCATGTGAAAAATTATCCATTCTTCCATTATTACATTCTGTACAACATGGTACACAATTATTAATTGTATGCCCGATTGAATTATCTTTTCTATCAAAGCCATTACTTTCAAATCCACAATAAATACACGGCTTTGGTAAATTTTCTTTTACCCAATCTAATGTTAAATTAAAATCTGTTTTATATCTATCGAGTTTTTTATATCGTCTAAATACATGTTCTGATTGTTTTTCAAAATTTTTACTACGCTCTTCTTTATTTTTTATATAATTTTTTTTACTACGTTTAGATACACATTCTTTACATTGCCTTTTAAGAGATTCTTTTTTATAAATAGAATGCCTACCTTGATGAAAAAATTCGTTAGTTAGTGGTAATTCTTTTTTACAAGAATAACAAATTCTTATTTCTGGCATTTCATTTTTTCTATTATCTAACATATTTCTTTTTTCTTTAAACTTTACAATATCACATTTTAATTGATCATCATCTCTATAAAAAACAGCAGTTTTACCTTTATAACAATTAAGATTTTTAGTATTTATCATAGCTGATATTGTTTTAGCAGATGTATTTAATTTTTTTGAACATTCTGATAATGAATTAAAAATTTCAAATTCAAATGTTTTTGAATCAATTGTAGCAACAGGTTTTTTTTGGTTCTCTCCTATCATAATTTATTTTTTTAAGTATATATAAAATATTTTAGGTGCTAAAATGCTCCAAGCGATTTTTATTTTTTTAATTATATATTAATTTTTTATTCTGAATAAAAGCCGTATCTTTGTGCTTCACTTAAAAACAATAAAAATGTATCCTAAAAAAGTAGTATCAAAAAAAACAAAATGTACAACTCATATTTGCTCAGAATGTATTGGAGATTTTGATGCAAAAAATTTATTTGTTGCACAAGTACCTGATCGTGATTATACTACGATTTATTGTGAAAAATGTTTAAATGAATTAGGAATTACAGAATTTCGTCCTTATCATAAAGTTTCTGAAAAGAAACCTAAAATAATAACTGAAAAGAAACCTAAAATCATAACTGAAAAGAAAACTACAACTAAAAAGAAACCTACCATATTAAAATCTGAAAAAGACGCAAAAGTTTTTTTTAATGAATTATCAAATCCATCAAAGCCTAATAGTGCGTTAATATTAGCAAAAAGAAAATATACAAAGAAAATAAAATGACAAAAGAAGAAATTAAGCAAGATGTTATTAAAAAATTGGATGATTTTTGTAAAAGTAATTTTGTAGAAATTGAATTAAATACAGAAGGAAGTTTAACTGAATCAAATAAATATTTATCATTAAACAATGTTAAATTAGCATTAGAAATGTGTTTTGAAGAAACATATAGATCAAAATGAGACTTTTAAGATATATTGATGATAAATGGACGTTTAGAGAACAATATGATTATATAAAACGTGCAAGTATTATTTTGCCTTTTATCATAATTATTATCGAAATAATTAAATATTTCATAATCAAAAATTATAAATTTAGTCCTTTATATATTATTTTCTCAGTTTTTTTTAATTTTATATTTTATATTCCATTTATTATAAATTCTATTAAGTATAATAAAAAATTCAAAAAAATAGAAAAACAGATATTAGAAAATTATACTACTAAATTAAAAACTGTTAAAGCAAAAATAAATTATTGTAGTTTTATTAAAAATGAAGTTTACGAATTAATGGTGTTAAAAGATACAACAACATTAACCCCTTCTAAATGGAATATTATTTTTCAATTATTAAGAAATAGTAAAACTAATACAAGTTACATTAATAAAATAATTGTATTTGATAGTAATGATAATGCATATTTATTAAAAAATATCATAAACAAATTTGAATTGAATGATATAAAAGAAGAGAGATTAAAAAAATTAAAAAGACTCAATAAATTATGGAAGAATTAAATCATATATATGTAGTTGATTGGTATTTACCAAAAATTAATAATTTTCAGCAAGAACAAGAATATGTAGAAAATGAAGATGTTGCTGATAAAGATATTGTTAATAAAAATAAATAATATATGACTGAAGATAAAAAATATTGGTTAAATGAATTTGGTGAAAGATATTGGTACAAAAAATCAGATATAACGATAACTGCTCATAGATCATATCATTGGTTAAATAGAATCACCTTTATAAAAGAAGGTTCGGTACATTATGTTGAAGATAAAGGAATTTGGTCAACTGGAGATAGACGACATATTGGTGAAACTACCTATACAAAATTTAAAGAAGAAGAAGATAATTGGGTGCCAATAGAAAGTTTTTGGAAATATGCTGAAGAATTAAAATATGAATATGATTATATAAGAAAATATAATTTATAAATGCAAAAAAAGATTAAAAATATAATACGGCACTCAATAAGTGTCAAAGAAACAATTTATAGTGATGATAAATTACTTAAAACTATTGAAAATATAGTAGAAATAATTGTTAATTGCTATCAAAATGGTGGGAAAGTTCTTTTTTGTGGAAATGGTGGTAGTGCTTCTGATGCACAACATATTGCAGCAGAATTGTCTGGTAGATTTTATTTTGATAGACCACCATTATTTGCTGAAGCATTACATGTAAATTCTTCCTATGTAACTGCTGTTGCAAATGACTATTCATTTGATGTAATATATTCACGTCTTGTACAGGCGATGGGAACGAAGAATGATATATTAGTAGGAATATCTACATCTGGCAATTCTACAAACATCATTAAAGCCTTTGAAATTGCAAAAGAAAGAGGTATGCTAACTATAGCATTTACTGGAATTGGTGGTAATATTGAAAAATTAAGTGATTATATAATTAATGTGCCATCAACTGATACACCAAGAATTCAGGAGTCTCATATCATGATAGGTCATATTATTTGTGAATTAGTTGAAGAAAAAATGTTCAAATAATTTGTCATATCAAAATTTTTCCTTATCTTTGTACTATTAAACAATTAAACACATACTATGTCATTTGATAAAAACTTAGCCAAGAAAATCTCAGAAGAATCACAAATTGCATTAGAAAATATCGCAAAAAAGTACGGTGTATCCATTAAAAATAACGGTGGTATTCTAGGAGAAAATGATTTTACAATGAAAATGAAAGTTGAAGTTGTAAATGCAGTTAAAAAGTACAGTTCTTATATTTATCAAATGCTTAATTTGCCAGAAGACATAATCGGAAAAACTTTCACAAACAGAGGTGTCAATTTCACAATCACCGAACTTAATACAAAAGCTCCAAAATTCCCAGTAAATGCTGTTGATGAAAATGGTAAAGGTTTCAAATTTGCAGCAGAATCAATACGATCAGTACTTAATATTACTACTGATTATAGGTTTGGTGGCTTGTAAAATACAAAGAAATATTATGAAAATTGCAAACGAAATTATTGAAAAACTTCAGTTACTCAAAGGTATCAATCTTGATGTTGCTTTCCGTATTTTTAGAGAAAATAAACTTGATGTTAAAGCATCAGGATTTGTTGAAAATATTATAGCTCTATTGCTTGATAGAGAATTACCTAAAAATGAACGTGGTATGGATTTCAAAGGTCTATTTGAAGTCAAAGAAATAAAAGTACATTTTAATAAGAAAAACGCTCAAATGAGGACTGGTGGTGACACAAATATTAGTTCATATTTGAATTCGGAACCAAATTTCTTTGAATCAAATATTTGGGATAAAACAAAAAAGATATTAATTGTTTGTGTTGATGAAAATAGAATAATTGTTGATGTTCGTATTTTTGATGGTGAGTCTTATGCAGACCAAATGAAACAAGATTATGATGCAATTAAAACCGCAAAAAATCTTTGTCGTCAAAATAATAAAATACTAGTTTTTAAAACTGGCTTCAATTCAATTATGATCAAAGGTAATTGTGCTATTGATATGAGTGAAAGTATTATATTGAATGAAAACGAAATTGATAATCAAGATTCTTATATTCGTGGTCTTTTTGATCATAAATTTCAATCTTATCAAGAAAAATTGAAAACTATTGTAGAAAGTATTTGTGCTCTAATGAACAAAGCATCACTTTCAGATTTACAATTAATTATGAAAATGGCTGAAGTAAGGATGAAAGAGAGCGTTGGATTTGATGTGAATGTTGAAATGAATTTTTAAAATAAAAAATAAAATTAAACTTGAATAGAAATTTTTAATATAAAAGATGAATTAAAAAATATAATATATGTCAGTTTTGATCTTAATAGCTTTAGGAGTATGTTTTTCAACAAGCATACTCTTTCTTGTTTTATATATAAAAATTATAAAAAAATGTTCACAAACTAATTCAAATTTACAAAAAACCGAATTAAACTACTCAACACTATTAGAAAATTTTAATAACTTAAAAAAAGAATTAACTATGTCTAATAGAAAAGGTTATTATGATAACACCGTCAATCTTATGTCTCCTGAAGATTATAAAAATAATTCGCCAGGTGAACTATATAGATGTATTTTATATGTTAAAGAATTAGATAGATACACTAATGGTATGTCTAAAATTGAACTAACTGATGTTGAATTAATATCTGGATTTGATAATACTCAATTTGATTATGTAAAAAGAACTATGAGAACTAAATTTTCATCTCTAAGAAAGACTTCTGACATAGAATGGCTTGAAAGTGAGGATAGTATAAAAGAAGTTAGAAAACAAAAACTTAAAAAAATATTAGAAATTGGTCAAAATTGATTTTAATATTGGAGATAAAGTTTTATGTAAGAAAAATTACAAAGTAAAAAATACTAACATACTTTTTCTTAAAAATAAAACATATAATATAGAAAAAATCACACACTGGAATAAAGAAAATAACATTACTAATGTTATTATGTATAATATTATTAATTTGGTATTTCGTGGAAAAGAAACACCACATGAAGGATGGTCATTTATCTCAACTAACGAAATTCACAATTTATATCTTCCAAATTTTGAAGATTATTTTTATACAAAAAAAGAAATTAGAAAAATAAAATTAAATAAAATAGATAATGAAAGAAATTGAAAGAAAATTTATAGTTGATAAATATAAACTTATGTCCGAAATTCGTTCTATTGAAATAGTTGATAAATATCAAATAGAACAAGGCTATTTGTGTAATAATGGAATAACAGTCAGAATAAGAATACAAGATACAACTGGATTTGTTACAATCAAAGGTAAAACTGAAAATATTTCTAGAGATGAATTTGAATATGAAATACCTATTCAAGATGCTAAGGATCTACTTAAAATGTGTGATAAAACAATAATTAAAGAACGGACAGTTATTGAATATGGTAAAAAACATTGGGATGTTGATATTTTCTCTGGTGAAAATAAAGGACTTGTAGTTGCTGAAATTGAATTAAAAGAAGAAAATGAATTTTTTTTATCACCATCTTGGCTAATAAAAGAAGTTAGCAATGATTCAAAATATTATAATTGTAATTTAATTAAATTTCCTTATAATACTTGGGAATGATAGTTCCGGTTAATAATGCTAAATATAATTTTATTCAATATAAATCTACACATTTTTATAAATATCATGATGAAGATAATGCAGTATCTTTAACTATTTTTAAATCTGGATGGAATGATAATTATCATTGTATTGAAGAATGGGGGGAATATGAAGCAACAGAGCATCATTTATATAAATCAGAAGAAATATTTAAAATATATAGAATTAAATCTTTCTCAAGAAAAGAAAAATTAATTAAAATTAATGAAAGTATTTTGTAAAAAAACATATTTTGGATTTATCGAAGGTAAATTATATGAAGTTATTAGAATAAGCTCTGTGTTTGAGCCAAATGACTTTATAACAATAAATGATAATGAAGATATACCTTTTAGTGATTATAGGTTTAGACTAAATAAATCAACTGAATATGTAGAAGGATATATCGGAGAAAATGAAATATATTTCCATGATTATTTTATTAATATTAAAGAAGAAAGAAAATTAAAATTAGAAAATATATTAAAAGTAACTGGAGTGTAACCAAATTGTAACCAAAACTTAACTGATTTTCAAGTATATTTTATGTATTTCCCATATATATAATATATGATTTTGTCCATTGTAATTCCAGTAAAAAATGAAGAAAATAATATAGTAAGTCTATTAGATTGTTTAAAACAACAATCTTTTCAAGATTTTGATATAATTATAGCAGATGCAGATTCTACTGATTTTACTATACTTAATATTTTATCACACAAAATATCACACAAAATAAAAATAGTTAAAGGTGGTTTGCCTGGAGTTGGCAGAAATAATGGTGCAAAAAAAAGTAAATCTAAATTTATACTATTTATAGATGCTGATATAACTATAAAGGATAATAATTTATTACAAAAATCAATAACCCTAATAAATAATAATAATTTAGATTTAATAACTACTAACATATCATGTAGAAATAATAAAATAGCAAATCTCATTTATATTATTAATAATAAATTTCAATTTTTATCAAAATTTGACAAACCATTTGCAACTGGTATGTACTTTTTTATTAGAAAAAGTAAATTTGATGAATTGGAAGGATTTAATAAATATGATCAATACGCTGAGGATTACAATTTAAGCAGGAAAATAAATAAAAAAAAGTTTAATATAGTAAATTCATTTGTGTATTCTGATGATAGAAGATTTAAAAAAATAGGATATTTTGGTGTTATAAAATTATTTTATAAGACACTAGTAAATAAAAATAATGAGAATTATTATAAAGAAAAAATAAATTATTTTTAATGAAACAAGAAAAAATAAAAATAAAATCACTATTTATAAGTGATTTACATTTAGGAAATAAAAACTCTCAGGCAGATAAAATATTAGAAGTATTTAAAAAATATGAATTTAAAAATCTTTTTTTAATAGGTGATATTATAGATATGACCTATATGAAAAGGAAAAAATTTAGTTGGAATGAAACGCACTTAGAAGTTATACAAAAAATTTTAAAATATTCTAAAGATGTTAATATATATTATATAATTGGTAATCATGATATGTATATAAGAAATATAATAGACAGTACTAACATTTATCTTGGCAATATATTAATTTGTGATGACTATATATATGAAACTGAAACTGAAAAAATATACATAACTCATGGTGATCAATTTGATGGATTTATTAGAATGCATACATTTATATATTGGTTAGGTGATACCGCATATGAATTATCAATAAAAATAAATAAAGTATATAATTTTTTTAGAAAAATATTTGGACTTAATTATTGGAGTCTTTCATCCTATCTAAAATCAAAAGTTAAAAATGCTATTAAATATATTAATGAATATGAAAAAATTTCTAAACTAAAACTTAAAGAAGTAAATTGCAATTCTATATTAATGGGGCATACACATTCACCTAAAATAATAAAACATGAATATTATAACACTGGTGATTTTATTGAAAACTGTAGTTATATAATAGAAGATTATAATGGTAATTTAAAATTAAATTATATATAGTTTTTTATTATATTTAAGGCTTTCCTTTAAATGAAATAACATCTTTTGTGTGATTAGGCGGCATCATAACTGGCTCAATTTCACCAATTTTTTTTCTTTTTTTCTTTCTTTCTTCATTTTTATATGATGGATGCTCTCTTGTAGGTGCAACAAATTCTATTGGATTAATCTCAGGAAATAAATTTTCAAATGTTTTTAAGTGTTTCATATTCTATATATTATATTTTAATGCATTTAATTCTAATTCTGTTAATAATCGTAAATTTTTTAATAAAATCCAATGATGATTATTTGTTTCAAGTGACTTTACCCAGACTTGCAAAGTTGGTTCAGAAATTGAATCTATTCTAAAAATCTCATCATAATCATCCAAATTAAACTTAATATTAGCATTAAATTTAACATATTTACCTTCTTTAAAATCTTTATATTTATTTTTGAAAATAGATAAGTTATCTTTTTTTATGGAATACACATTTTCAAATTTTTTTATATGTTTCATATTTTATAAATTATATTTATCAACATCAAATTCAAGGGTCGTCTTAAATCTTGTTGACTCCCAACCCTTTGTAATTTCATTAGTTTCTAAATTTACAACATCAACTCTCATATAATCTTTTTTTAAAAATTTATCTTCTGGCAATTTATATATTTTTAGAACTTTGTATTTATCACCTTTATCTATTGCGAAATATTTACCTGTCGGATTGTATTTATCATCAGAACAAATCACAATATCACCTTCTTCATAATCTAATGCTTGCCCTGTTTCAGTTGAAAAAAATTCAAATGTTTTTATATATCTCATATTTTATACATTATATTTTTTAGAATTTATTATCATTTCTACATCTTCTATATTTTCTGATAAAGACCAGTTAAGATTCTCCCAATCATCATCTTCAATATAATTAGACGTTATATTATATCCTAATTTTTTTAATACCTCATCCCAACGAATAGAATGTCCTTGATATAATAATTTACCATTATAATAAACTCCTTCCCAATCATCACCTCTCATAATGATAAGTTTTTTATCATCTATATTTTCAAATAATTTTATATGTTTCATATATTATATTTTTTAATTGTAATTTTTGTTTAAAATCTTCTATTGATATTTTATTTATTATATTATCAACATTATCAACAACTTCAAAATTTACCTGAAAAAACATATTATCTTCACTATGTAATTTTAATCCTTTTATAGTTTTAAAATATTCAGGAATAAAATTTGCTAAATCATCATTTGTACTTCCAATTCTTTCTGTAATTGATAAAAATATTAATGAATTAGAAAACTCACCATTAATATCAAAGCAATTATGTCCAGGATGTCCACGGTCTAAATGACTAAATAAACCTATTTTATTACTAAAAAAATTATTAACATATTCAAATTCATCATATTTTGGCAAATGATAATATCCTAATTCTTTAAACATTTCTACTAAATGACTTAATAACTTTTTAAGATCATCTAATCTTGGATTTGGATTTGTAGCAAATATTTCAAATTTTTTTAAATATTTCATATATTATATTTATTTGTATTTGAATATAAATCAACAATATTTTCTATTTCTGTTGGTTCTCCATATATCTTAACTGGTTTAGTAAAATCAACATCAATAAACTTATTTTTTTCATCTAATATTATTGAATAAGTAATTTTTTTAAAAAAAACCGAATAAAAAAATTTAACATATGTAACTTTACCATCATATAAATCACCATTTAAACCAACAAATACAACTTTTCTATTTTTTATAAGTATATCTTGAATTAATTTCTCAACTGTATCATCTAATGGAACTGTTAACCAGTTAGGTACTAACTTGTCTAAATTTTTAAAAAAATCAGTAGACCTAAAATTGTTATCTCTTTCATTATGAAATATTTTTTTGAAATCATTATAAAATTTAATAGCATCAAACTCATAATAAGTGGTCTTATTAAAATTTTCATATTTTTTTAAATACTTCATTATTAGTTATAATATTCATTATCATTTTTTGTGGCAATTCTATTTATTAATTTTGTAATTAAATATTTACTAATCAAATCGTTATTAACTATACTATTAATATCGCCTATTGAAACTCTAATACATTTTGATAATTTTTCTATTTTAGAACCATCGGTAGGAGGCTTAATTTGACGATAAGTATTAACTGGTAATTCTAATAAGCAAATCCAAACTTGACTTGTGCTATATTTATCTAGAAAATATGGGCCTTCAATTTCAAATTGAAATAAATTGTTTATAAGTACTCCACCTTCTTCATATAATTCTCTTCTAATAGATTTTTCTGGAGTTTCACCTTCTTCCATTGTTCCAGTGATCATAGTTAAATAATTTGTAATTCTTTTAAGATTAGATTTATCTATATTTTTATATTGATAGGCAGGAAGATATTCTAATCTCATTAAAAATGTTGCTTCGTCTCTAAAATATGGTAATATTGCAATCTTATCTTTAACTTGTAGAATTTCTGTTTCTTTATATTTAATAACATCTAAAAATTTTCCATTAAATAAAATCTCTTCATCAGGTATAATTGGTTTATCTTCTATTTGCGTAAATTTTTCCATTGTCGCACTTTTTTCTTTATATATTAAAAAACAAAAACACATTTTTAGTATATGTTATTAAAAATAATTCTAAATAATGATTCAAGCTGGAACAGGACCATTTAAAACTTACAAATTAAATGAAGAAATAAAAATAGATTGTACATATACTAGTAACACATATTCTGGTGTATATATATCAAGTGTAAAAAGAGTAGTTGATGATGAACATATTTTTATAGATAACGCTATTGAAATATGCAATAAAATTACATATAATGAACCATATCAACTCATAAAAAAATATCAAGAAGAATACCCAACAGTATTAAAAACTAGATTATGCATAGCATCATTGACTACTATGAATATGAAAATATTAGGCATTATATGGTTTGATGATGGTAATATTGATATTTATAAATCTTTAGAAAATATTATAAATGATATTGATTGGACAATAGCTAGAGATTTTGAATATTAAAAAAAAAAAATAAATAATCATGCAAAAAATAAAAGCAGAACTTTTTGATAATAAATTTTATATAGTAAAAGGAGTTAATAAACATAAAATAAATGTGAAATTTATTGATCTTCAAAGAAGTTCATTTTCAATTTCACCGCAAATATTTTCAAAAAATATTAATTTACATAATTTGGACATTATTATTGAAGAAAACGTATTATTAGATAGAACAAATGATATACAAAAAACATATTTTTTATATAATTATATTAAAAATGAAATAAATAAGGCATATTTTAAAATAATAACAGAATTAGGTGAAAAAAATAGAATAAATGCACCTATGAATAAATTAGATATTATTAATATACAAAATATAAACGACGATTCATCATCAATTTCAAAAAAAGTATATTCTAAACTTATATCAGCAAGTAACTATATTGCGTCTGAAGGTAGACTAGGTCCAGCGCAATGGTTAGTATCAAATAATAATACATATAAATATATTCTAAATTATTTATTAGATATGAATTTATCATATGACACCAATGATAATCTTTTAATTGGTAATATTCCATATATTATTGATGATTTAATTGATGATGATATAATTTTAATTGGTCGTAAAAATAATATAGATCAACCTGGAGTAATTTGTACTATTTTAACTGATGAAAATGATAATATAATAACACAAGAATATTCTAATATAAGTTTTTATCAAAAAACCTTATCTATATTTTTTTCTGTTGATGATATAGGAATAAATCAAAAACATCAATTTTTAAAAATAAATACTAGAAGTATAGGATATTATAGAGCTAAAAAACTTCAAAGAATAAAAGAATTATATGGAGAATGAAAATAAAATTTATATTCAAATGGTATGATTTTTGGATTGGGATTTTCTATGATAAGCAAAAAAATTGGATATCCAATTTTTCAATTCCAATGTTTGGATTAATTATAAAAATAAAAAAATAAAAATGAATGATTTTTTTATACAAGGGCATACAAGTTTTATTGGTCAAACAGGTTATAATGCACACGCTAGAGATTTCTTTACCGCATTAAGTTATAAAACACCATTAAAAATTAGAAATTTTACAGTAGGAAAAACTTGGAATGGACTAGGATCAATTAACTCAAATGGTAGATATAATGATCCTCACTCAAAAGAAACATATATTACTGATTATCAGAGAAAACTAATAAATATACAAACTTTATATTGTAATCAAGGATCAAAAAATAGTTATGGATCTGGATTATGTGATTATGAAGTTAATGAAGAAGCAAAATATTCAAATTTATCAAAAATAGATTTACTTTTAAGTGAAACTAATCACCATTATTATTATTGCCTTGATAAATATACTGGATTTAAAATAGCATATAATGTTTGGGAATCAACAAAATATGATAACACTTTCTTTGAAATACTTAAAAAATTTGATCAATTTTGGTGTCCATCAAAATGGCAAAAACAATGTGCTATAGAACAAGGTTATCCAACAGATAAAATTTTTATTGTTCCTGAAGCTGTTGATGATTCTATATTTAATCCAGATTTTTTTAATTATAATTTAGATATGTATAAAGATAATAGATTCAAATTTGTATTATTTGGAAGATGGGAATATAGAAAAGCCACAACAGAAATTATTTCAACATTTCTAAAAACATTCAAGCCAGAAGAACCAGTTGATTTAATATTAGCAGTAGATAATGCTGATTATAGTAATGATGGTTTAAAAACAACAGAAGAAAGATTAAATCATTATAATTTTAAAGATAATAGATTAAAAATTTTACATTTTGTAAATAGACAAGATTATGTTAATTATTTAAAAAATGGTCATGTATTTTTATCTTGTTCAAGATCAGAAGGCTGGAATCTTCCATTGTGTGAATCTATGGCTTGTGGCACACCATCAATATATTCTAACTGTAGTGCTCAATTAGAATTTGCAAAAGGAAAAGGTCATCCAATTAAAATATTAGATGAAAAACCTATACCAAATGGTGTAGGAAATTATTATGAACCAGATTTTGATGATTTGTCTAAAGTGATGAGAGATGTTTATGTTAATTATTGGAAATATAAAAAGAAAGCTTTAGAAGATTCAGAATTAATTAGAACTGAATTTTCTTGGAAGAATTCTGCTAATAAAGCACTTGAAATAATAAAAAATATCTAAATGAAAGGACCAATATTAATAAAAATTTTTTCTTGCAAAGATTGTATTCATTTAGTAGATACTACAGGACTTAATTTTTCAATCCAAAAACCACCATATCTATGTAATCATAAAGATATAGTTATACAAGAAGATGAACTAAAATTAGAATATCCAGATTGTAGTACATTTTTTGTATGCCCAATAAGGTATGATAAAATAACACCTGACATTTGTCCTCTTTTATTTAAAAGAAATAGAGTTGAAAAATTAAAAAAATTAAAATGAAAGGCCCAATTTTAATAAAAGTTTTTTCTTGCAAAGATTGTGAGCATTTAAAAAAAGTCAATCTTTATATAAAAAATCCATATTCTTGCTATCATAAAAATATAATTATAACGAAAAATGGTCCACAATTAATGTTAGGTAATATCGGACCTGATAAAATAACTCCTGATTTTTGTCCTCTTTTATTTAAAAAAAATAGAGTTGAAAAATTAAAAATGTTACAATCTTATAAATGAAAATGTTAAAAAATAAATAAAAATTATAATAATATTAAACATTTAAAAAAATTAAAGATAAAATAATCAGAGAAAATTCTTCAAAAATGAAAAATGTAGTTTAAACTACAACATTTTTTTTATATAAAAATCAAATTAAAATTAATTAACAAAAAAAATCAAAAATTAAGTATGAGAAAATTAAAAAGAGTGATGTTAGTGATAATGCTTATATTGTTTTCAATAATAGCAAAATCACAAGAAACCACTTCTGAAATTTCAGGAACAATTTTAGAAGGCAAGTCGCCATTACAAGATGTTGTAGTAATGGCAGTTCATGTTCCAACAGGCACTAAGTATATGACAACGACTAGAACTGATGGTCGTTATAACTTACCAAATTTAAAAATTGGTGGGCCATATACTTTAACAACAGCTTTTGTTGGACTTAAATCAGAAAAAATAAACAATATCTTTCTGAATTTAGGTCAAACATTTAAACAAAATTTTGAACTTACTGATGAAGCGATCCAAGTAGGAGAAGTTATTGTAAAAGGCGTTCAAGACAAGACATTTAGTAGTTCAAGAACTGGTTCTCAGGAGTTAATAACAAGAGCTCAAGTTGATCGTTTACCAACAATAAATCGTTCAATTCAAGATTTTGTAAAATTAGAACCTACCTCCCAAGGATTGAATATTGGCGGCAGAAGTAGTCAATATAATAATATGACAGTTGATGGAGCTAATTTTAATAACTCATTTGGTCTATCATCTATCTTAGGTGGACAAACATCCGCACAACCAATTTCATTAGAAGCTATTGAACAAATTCAAGTTAACGTATCACCATATGATGTTAAGCAAGGTGGATTTGCTGGAACAGGCGTTAACACCGTAACTAAAAGTGGAACAAATACTTTCAAAGGAACTATTTATCAATATTCTAGGAATGAAAATTATTTAGGTTACAATGTTGGTCCAACAACAGTTGTAAAAACTCCTTTTGATTATTCTATCAAAGGATTTAGTTTAGGAGGTCCAATTATCAAAGACAAATTATTTTTCTTCGTAAGTGGAGAACAAGTTAGACAAGATGCACCAGCGACTTCCATGCTGCCTTCAGACGCATCTCATGCTGCTGGTGGAAACTATTCTCAAGCAAACGCTGACACTTTATCAGCTTTATCTAGTTTCTTAAAGACCAAGTTTGGATATGATCCAGGTGCTTTTCAAGGTTATACTTTCAAAACCTATTCTGATAAAATTACTGCAAAATTAGACTGGAACATTAATAGTAAGAATACTTTTACATTAAAATACAACTACTTAAAATCATCATCCGATCAATTTGCATCTACTTCAAGACCAGGCTCTGGTCAAACAACTGGTGGGCAGCCAGGTACCTATTCAATGCCTTTCTATGGTAGTGGTTATGTAATCAATAATAACTTTAATATTTTTATTGCTGAATTGAATACTCATTTCAATAATAGGCTATCAAATAAATTACAAATTGGTTATACTGCATTGAGAGATTTCCGTTCTCCTCATTCTAGTAGTGGAACTTTCCCATTAGTTGATATTTTAAACAATGGTAATATTTATACAACCTTTGGTTACGAAATGTACACTTACAATAACGTATTGAATACAGACGTTTATCAATTAAATGACATCTTAACTTATTATAAAGGTGCGCATGAACTCACAGTAGGTACTCAAAACTCAATTAAAAAATATCAAAACGCATTTGCGCCTGGTTATCAAGGTGTTTATCAATTCAATAGCTTGACAGACTTTTATAATTCAGCAAAAAACGGAAAGTTAAATGCTAAATCATACTACTTGCAATATTCAGCTTTACCTAATGGTGAATTTCCTTGGGCTAATGCCGGATCAACAGAATTATCTCAGTTCATACAGGATAAGTGGAAAGTATCAAATGATTTCACCTTAACTTTTGGCTTGAGACTTGATGAAACCTTCTACAAACAGTCAATGACAGATAATCCAACATTTGATGCATTAAAATTCAAAGATGGATCGACTTATAACATTGGTAAAGCTCCAATGAATAATATTATTGTTTCACCAAGATTAGGTTTCAACTGGAATCCTAAAGGTGATAAAACATTACAAGTCAGAGGAGGTACTGGTATCTTCGCAGGACCTCCACCATTCGTTTGGATTTCTAACCAGGCTTCAAACAATGGTATTCAATTTGGTTCATTCACCAATGCAGCTAACAAAACAGCGTTTAATGTTGATCCTAATGCTTTAAGACCAACAGCTGGATCTGCTAATGCTTCTTATAGTACTGCTTTGGTTTCTAGCAACTTTAAATATCCAACAGCTTGGAAGTCATCTTTAGCTATTGATAAGAGATTGGAAGATGGCTGGATGATTGGCGCTGAATACAATTATACACAAGACATTAATGCAGTTTATTACTCTAACATAAATTTAAATGAGTCCAACGGATTTGCATTAGGTGGTGTTGATAACAGAACCCGTTACTTAACTTCGGTTGCAAATACTAACAAATATTATGCAGGAACGCCAACAGCGACCTTAGAAAATCCTAATATAGGTAATGCAATTTTAATGAGTAATTCAAGTAAAGGCTATGTTTACACTTTGACTGCAAAAATTCAAAGAACTACTGAAAATTTAGCCTATGGTATAGCATACACACGTTCAGTATCCAAGAACACCGCAGAATATGGATCAACAGCCTCGTCATTATGGAGTGCAGTACCTGTTTCTAATCAGGATCCTAATGCGGCTAATTTGGGTTATGCGTCATATTATCAGCCAAACAGACTTATTGCCAACTTCGCTTACAAACTAAATGAAGGAAAATATCTTGCTACAACATTTGGAGCAATTTACGAATTAACTAATAACGGTGTAAATTCATATGTTTATAATGGTGACTTAAATGGTGATGGTAATTCAGGTAATGACTTGATGTATATTCCAAAAACAATTGCTGACATCAACCTAGTTAAAGTCGGCTCTGGAGGTTTAGGTACAATTACAACAGGTGTTACTGACACAAGAACATCTGCACAAATTTGGTCACAATTAGACGCTTTTATTTCTAATTCAACCTATCTTAATACTCACAGGGGTCAATACTCTAAAAGAAATGCAACTGTAGCGCCATACTTTAGTCACTTAGATTTAAATATTACACAAGATATTAAATTTAAGACACACACACTTAAGTTTTCAGTGGATATGATTAATGCTGGAAACTTAATTAACAGAGATTGGGGTGTTGTTAAAATTCCTACAGCTACTAACATATTAAAATATGAAGGTCTCGCTGCAGATGGAAAAACTCCTTCATTTTCGCTTCCATTCCAGACAGGAACAACTCCATTTACTCAACCATACCAAAATTCAACAGGTATTAGTTCAAGATGGCAAATGATGTTTGGTATTAAATACCTATTTAATTAATAAATTAATAATATAAAAAAAGAGATTATTTTCAAAATAGTCTCTTTTTTATTTTAAACAATTTTCAAATTCTGTATAATGTTTATCTATAATAAATATAAAATTAAATCCACTTCTTATAGATTCTGCTTGTTTTTCTAAATTCATTTCTAAAAACTTATTATAGGTGTATGTAGATTTTATTTCAATTATCAAATTTAAACTTTCAATAAAAAAATCAGGATAATATTTTCTTTTTTTATTATTAAAAATATAATATAATGATTTACAATTATTAATATCTATTTTATTATAGTATTTATCTAAAAAATTAAGTTCATATGTTCCTCTATAATATAATTCTGTATCTTTATATTTTTTCAGCCAATATCCAGATATATGATTTTTTAAAACAACTGAATCAAGATGCATAGGATGGTCTACGCCATATCTCTCTACGCATGTTTTTTTAGATTTTTGTTTAAATTTATCAGATGCCATCCATATTTTTCGTTTTATACGTTCCTCTGGATTATTTTTAAACCATTCCTTAATATTATTTATTCTATCTTCTTTATTTATAAGTGATAATGTGTTATCCACATTATATTTCTCTAAACAGGTTTCAACATATTTTTCATGATTATTATAATTTTCATCATTATATTTTTCTTTTTTTGTTAATTTAATTTTATTATAATTATTATAGCTTTCGTTATCATATTTCTCCTTTTTTGTTATTCTTAACTTTTCTTTAACTTCATCTGTTTGAAAAACATTAATGCAATTATATTTTTTTTCACATGTTTCAATATATTTCTCTCTATTTGTATAACCTTCATCGTTATATTTTTCTAATTTTGTTTTCTTAGATTTAATTTTAAAATTATCAGTTTCAACTTGATATTTCTTACCATATTTTTTAATATTTGTTTTTTCACGTTTAATATTTGCACATTTTTCACAACAACAATAAATATTAGTTTTTTTAATATTCATATTATACATGGCATAAGATAACATTTTTTCATCATCACATATATCGCACTTAACTTTTATTTTTCTACAACTACCTTTTTGTAAATCTATTATGGGTATTTCTATTTCAACACATGAATTTATATTATAACCTAAATTATTGTAATATTTTATATCTTTACTATTTACTTTAAATTTTATCGTTTTCTGAATTATCATTTTCCTTTATTAATTTTTTTATACAATTTTCAAAATATAATGATTTATTGATAGACAATTTATTAGAAATAATTTCAAATTTTTTCCAAAGTTTTTCATCTATTGTGAATGTTTTTTTTGTTTTCATATTTATTATTCTTTATTTATAAGTATATATAAAACTTTTTTATTCATTTTTTATATATAAACATAAAATATTAATGATAGAAATAAATAAAATTTATAATGAAGATAATTTAACTACCATGAATAGAATGCCAGATAAATTTATATCTGGAATTATAACATCTCCACCTTATTCAATATGTAGTAAAAGAAATGATTGTTATTATAATAATGGATATTCTGAAACAGATGGCTTACCAGAAGATGAATATTTATCAATAAGATTAAACGAATTTAAAGAATTTGAAAGGATCTTAAAAGATGATGGTGTGATATGTTACAATATTTCATATCACAATGAAAATCCAATATTGCCTCAACTACTTATCTCAGAGGTACATAAACAAACCAACTTAACACTAGCAGATGTGATAAGCTGGAAAAAAAAAAAACCAGTATACCATTCCAGACCTCTCCAACAAAATTGAGTAGAATTTGCGAATTAATATATATTATTGTTAAAAAAAACCATTTACATGATTTTATAACAAATAAAGAAATCAGTACAATTAATGAAAAAACAGGTCAAAATTTCTATAAAAACTATACTAATTTAATAGAAGCTAAAAATAATGATGGCTTTAAAACTAAACTAAAAGCAACATACTCAAGTGAATTAGTTGAAAAATTAATTCATATCTATTTTCCTGAAAAATCTTTAATATATGATCCATTTTCTGGCATCTCCACAACGGCAAAAGCTTGCATAAACAAAAAGTGTTGTTATATTGGTAGTGAGAGAGTTGAAGAATTTTATAATGATGCATTAAAAAATATAAAAAATTAAATAAATGAATTTTAATGTAAGATGTAATTTAGATGAAAACAAAACATATATCTCTTGTGATTATACTTTAAAAGCTAAAATTAATTTATATGATTGGAATTCTTATAATAATAGTACAATATTATTATATAGTACATTATCTTTTTTTGATCATAATGAATTATGGTATTCAACAACACAATTAAGTGAATTAAAGGGGTTAAAGGTTGAGATTATATATAACAATAATATAATTAAGGATCAATTTTTTAATTTTAAAACTATTTATAATCAAAAAATAAAAAAGCAAGTTTTAGTTTTACATTCAGAAGTTGGTATTGGTGATAATTTAGCAGCAACGCCAACAATAAAAAAAATGTCAGAAATATATAATCAAAAGATTATAATATTAACCTATATATCATCAGCATTTATTAATAATCCATATATTGAGAAAATTATACAAATAAATAATAATTTAAATCAATTATTAGATTCATTTGATACTAATTTTGATATACATCACTTATTTAATCTTATGAATACAAATTGGAGATTGATAGATCATAAACAAATTTGTGCATATAATTGTGGATTTCAATTAAAATCAAATGAACTTGATATGGAATTTTATCCAGATCCTTTTGAGAATATTAAAAATTTACCTGAAAATTTTATTTGTATAAATCCATCTGAAACAGAACCTGAAAGAACTTGGGGTCACAACAATTGGCAAAAATTTATAGAATTAATACAAGAGCATATTCCAATAGTTGCAATAGGAAAAGAAACATATTTAGATTCTAATCTAACAAAAAAATTTTCTAATATTCAAATTAAAAATGGATTAAATTTATTAAATAATCCTTGTCAAAATACAATTTCACAAGCTTATCATATAATAAATAAAAGTAAAACATTTGTAACTATGAATAATGGATTATATATATTATCACTTTGTAATTTAGATAATCATATTACAGAATTGTCAACATCTTGGGACACAAGTTATTATAGAAAAAGGAAAGGAATAGAAAATTATAATTTAAGTTATGTTAGAGGTATATGTCAAGCTGAATGCCTAGCAAATCCAAAAATATCAATTGATCAAACCAATAGTACTCAAATATTAAAATCTGGTATTTGTTATTTAAATAAATTAACGTATGAATGCCATCCAACGCCAGATCAAGTTTATAAATCTATATTAAAAACATTAAATATAAATGAAAATACTTTATTTTAATAATTTCAATTGTCACAATGGTGATTTACATTATTATAGAGAATTTATGAAAGATATAATATATAAAACTGATTTTGATGAATATTATATATTAGAAAAAAAATCATCGTCAAAATTATTATCTGATATACAAAATCTTAAATTTGGAAAATTAAATGAAAATTGTTTTATAGATCAAACATATTATAAGATAAATCAAGATGTTTATATAAACATTCACTTTATGAGAACAAATATTCTTTATTATTTCGCATTAAAAGATAATGAATGGTTAGCATATAAATCCTTACTTGATGCATATTATAAATATTATTCTTTTATTTACAATAAACTCACTATACAATTAAATGAAAAAAATTCTTACATTCCAGAAATAGATTATTCAAAATTCGAAATAGAAAATGTAGATAAATATATTAAAAATAATGAAAAATTTAAAATTCTAATTTGCAATGGTGATGTGTTGTCAGCTCAATCAAATATTTTACTTGATTCTATAATTAACAAATTATCAGATATATATCCAAATATTGATTTTATATTAACTAAAAAAATAGATATAGTAAAAGATAATATTTTATTTACTAACAATCTTATAAATTGTAATTTACCAGATTTGAATGAAATATCTTATTTATCAACGTTTTGTAATATAATAATTGGTAGAGCATCTGGTCCATATTGTTATACATTAACAAAACATAATTTCAACGATTTTAATAAAACATTTATTGCAATAACATCAAGTTATATTATAGCTTTTTACTCTGAATTTAGTAAATCTGACAGAATATTAATTACTAATAATGATAGTGATAATATATTTGATATTATTAATGATGAAATTATTAAAAAATATAATTTATTTTTTAATAAAAAATATATTAAAGAATTAAATATATTAAGAACAAATAACCAAGTTAATTTTCAATGTTATAAAGATTTATATAATATTACCATTAATTCTTATATAGATTTAAATAATGATGGCAATTTTGATATATCATATGGTGCATTATATCCTCATATAGCAAAAAACGTAAATTATTTTTTTATTATAAATAGAATAATTGTAGATGAAAGTAAAGTAAAATTAAAATTTAGTTATTTTAATGAAACTATACATGAAATAATATTATAAATAAAAATTAAATAAAAATGAAAAATTTAGTAATAGGTAACACATCACAATTATCATATTATTTTCCAGATAATTATGAAAAAATATCGTCAAGGAATATTCAATTTACAAATAAAAGATATGATAGAGTTTATATTTGCTTAGCAGAACAAAGAACATTTATACAAAATAATAAACAATTATTTTTAGATACTAATGTAGATTATATTATTAATATAATAAGGCATTTTAGTAAGACATCAAATAATATTATAATATACGGTACAAGTGAACTATGGAATAATTATGATGGTGCTATTGATATAAGTACACCTTACGATTACAGATCTACAGATTATATTGATTCTAAAAGATTGTTAATTAATATAATAAGTAAATTATTTTCAAATATTATAATTCTTCATCCTTTTAATTTTAATTCTATTTATCGGAAAGAAGGGTTTTTATTTTCTAAAATTTTTGATTCCATTATTAATGAAAAGAAAATAACGATTGGTAATACTTATTTTTATAGAGAATTATTACATCCTAAATTTATTGTAGATCAATCTATAAAAGCCACTTCAGATAATATAATTGGTTCAGGTAGATTAATTTTTGTTAATGATTTTATTAGAACTTTATATTCACATTTTAATATGAAATATGATGAATTTGTAACCGAAGATTATAAAGAAAATATTACTTCAAATGAACATATTTTTTACTTAAAATCTAAACAAATTCTATATAATAATCTATATGAAGATACTATCTCTGAGATAGAAAAAATTAAGACAAGAAATGAATCGAATAACTTTAGTTAAGGATACTATTGATGCTAATGATATTAATCTTTTAATAGAATGGTTAAAAACAAATCCAATTCTTACCAAGAATAAACTTACTATAGAATTTGAAGAAAAATTTTCTAAATATCAAAATAGAAAATATTCAGTATATGTTAATTCTGGTTCATCAGCAAATCTTGCTATGATTTATAGTTTATTAATTTCTGGTAAATTGAAAAATAATAATATTATAGTACCAGCAGTATCATGGACAACAACAGTAACTCCAATTATTCAATTTGGACTAACGCCTATTCTTTGTGAATGTGATAAAGAAACACTTGGTTTAGATATTAATGATTTAAAAAGATTAATCAAAGAATACAATCCTTCTGTTGTAATATTGGTTCATGTGCTAGGATTTCCAAATAAAATGAACGAAATAATAGAATTATGTGATCAAAATAATATTATTTTGTTAGAAGATTCTTGTGAAAGTATTGGTTCAACTTATAATGGAATAAAAACTGGATCATTTGGTTTAATGAGTTCATTTTCATTCTATTTTGGCCATCATTTATCAACAATAGAAGGCGGAATGATCACAACAGATGACTATGAATTATATAACATTTTAAAATCTATTAGGGCTCACGGATGGAATAGGGATTTAGATGATTCGTTTAAATCAAAATTAAAAAAAGGATTTGAAATAGATGAATTTAAAGATTTATATACATTCTATTATCCTGGATTTAATCTAAGATCAACTGATTTGCAGGCATTCATAGGTATAAATCAAATAGATAAAGTTGATAAAATTGTAAATATAAGACAATATAATTATTACTATTATAATGCATTAATTAAAAATGATTACTGGAAGATAACTGATCTTCCAAATACATACATTTCAAATTTTGCTTATCCTATAATTCATCCAAATAGAAAAAAAATTGCAGAAGAATTAAATAAAGGTGGAGTTGATTGTAGACCATTAATCTGTGGATCTATTGGAAATCAACCTTATTGGATAAAAATATATGGAAAGCAATCTTTTAACTTTGCAGATATAGTAGATAAATATGGTCTATATGTACCAAATAATCCAGATATAGGTCTAAAAGAAGTAGAGTATATTTGTGATATAATAAATAAAAATATGTAACATGATAGGAGAACGAATAGAAGATATTATTAAAGAAACAATTAATAATACATTAAATAAATCAATAAAAGTAGATATGCCGTCAGATATTATTGAGACTGATAATATTGGTGAAGTTATAGAAAAATTATCTATATTACATTGTAGAATGTGGTATTTAGAAGATGCAATTGGATCATCAACATCAGATATAGAAATTGCAGACTTAAAAAGAAAAATTGACATTTGTTTTAAACAAAAAAGGCCAAAATATGTAGAGGCTATTAATAGAATGATGGAAAAATCAATTATAGAAGGAAAATCACTAATTGAAGACTCTGTAAAACTTTATAAAGGACACAAATAAAAGAAATTAAATATGGAATTAAATAGTAAAATTTTTGTAGCTGGTCATAATGGAATGGTCGGTAGTGCAATATTAAGAGAATTATTAAATCAGGGATACACAAATATAATTACTGTAAGTCATAAAGAGGTTGATCTCACAAATCAAAAAAAAACTTATAATTTTTTTAAAAATGAAAAACCAGAGTATGTATTTTTAGCTGCTGCTAAAGTTGGAGGAATTATGGCAAATAATCTTTATCCAGCCGAATTTATTTATCAAAATTTAATGGTTGAAGCAAATGTAATAAACGCTTG